CAGGCTGAGCTTGCTGGCCTAGTAGATACTAACGTGAAATTGCAACAAGAATGTCGTAAACTAAAGAAGGAAGTAAAGTCGTTGCAGAAACAACTAAATAATACGGATGGTTAATAAATGCCTGTTACCATTAATTGGATCACTAAAATTATTACTGTTGAAAAAGCAGACCTGCAAGAGATCCAGTTAATTCCAACTGAGATTTATAGAATGGATTTGGACTGGTTTCGCTACCAGTTGAAAGCTCTTGAAGCTAGCGAAGAAGGTATGACTTTCTTAGACACTCACAACCACAACACAGAAGTTACTCTGGGTGGTCTTACTTTCGCTCGTGTTATTGAAATTATTAATGGCTATACTGTTACGTTTGAAGACGGACAGTACGCTGTTAATCTAACTGGAGCCAACAGTAATGTCGGTGATGTTGTAAACGTAAACCAGGTTTCTGTTCGTTCTCAGAACAGCGCTGGTCTGATTTCTACTCCTCTAATTGAAACTGCAAGCTTTGAAGGAGGAGTAACTATTGATGAAACAAACATAACAGGTAGAGCAATCGCAGGTACACTACATCCAGCAGGCACTCCTCTTGCTCCTTCAAGCAATCTAGCTGACACAAAACTAATCGATGAAGTTCGTGGATTCAGTCGTATTTATGTTATTGGACCATTAGATGTTACAGGAGCTTACGATTTTTCACGCTATACATTTCAAGGCCGCTCGCACGTTAATAACACTGTAACAATTTTCGCAGATGTAAATGTTACCAATGTAGTGTTTCGCGAGTTAAAAGTTACCGGCATTCTAGATGGAGGCAATGAGATTTCTAACAGCATTATTGAAGACTTGATTTATGTTAATGGTCATATTCATCGTTGTGGTTTGATCGGAGATATTAAACTAGATGGCAACTTGAATGCTGCTATTATGGATTGTTCAACACTGGATCCATTTAATCCTCCTGCTATTGACATGGGAGGTTCTGGTCAAAGTCTTTCTATGCCTAACTATTCAGGTTTATTGACAATTTATAACATGAATGGACCTGGTGATTTTTGTGGTATTGGTCTATCGGCAGGTCAAGTAATTTTAGCTGATACAGTTACCGCTGGAATGGTACACATTTCTGGAGTAGGAGCGGTATTGGACGAACTTGGTAACCATATTGTTTCACAACCTGCATGGAACGGTGGCGTCACGGTTATTAATGAGACTGTCTCTGCCACATCATTCAGTTATGAAGATTGGGATACAATTTGGATCGATACGGAGAATGGAGAAACAGGCACGACGTTTCCAACGGGCAAAAGACGTCACCCGGTCAAAACAGCAGCTGATGCTAAAGTTATTGCGGAAGCCAATGGCATCTTCCTGATCCATATTCATGGAGATTTGGTCCTTACAGAAGACTGGGAAGGTTATGCCTTTGCTAGCCATAGTCCTGACTTGGGCTCGGTTGACCTTAACGTCAAAAGCGTAGATGGCACATCTTTTACAAACTTAACTATGCTTGGTCGTGATACAGGTCATCTTAATGCCAAAGGCTGTAACTTCCCAAATGGTTATTCAGAGAACATGGATTGCAATCTTGAAAACTGTATTATGACTGGTACGTTCAAGGCCGCAGCTGGTGCAACACTCAACTTTGACCGTTGTTCTTTTCCTGCAAATACAATTATAGATCTTAACGGAACAGGTAGTTTGAATTCGGCTAACATGTCTGGAGTAATGACTGTAACCAATATGACTGATGCAGCAAGCACTATAGGTCTTACAGGTATATATTTGTTGACATTGCATAGCACTTGTACAGCAGGTACGGTTTTGGTTGCAGGAATAGGTATCCACAATGACCTATCAGGGTCTGGATGTAATGTAACTGACCGTACAGTGCCAGGTTCTACTTGGGAAGAATTAACTTCGGTCCATGAAGTAACTGGAACAATGGGTGAGCGTGTTAACTTGATTAAAAAGATTCTATTCAATCGTCTTGAGCTTGCAGCAGGCAGTACCAACAACTGGATTCTGTATGACGATGATAAGGTAACACCAATTTCTACTTGGGACATGTCAGATTCCACTGGTGCAGCAATCACAATGGATGCAGGCATTCCTGCGAAGAGGATTCCTGCATGACAGTAGCACAAGGTTTTGGAGGACATGGAGGCTTAGTGACCGATGGTACGCTAGGCTTCAGAACCTTTAGAATTATAGAAGAAATACTAGAGGAACTCAGGCGTCCTTTAGATGCAATACGTATTCATATATTAGAGTTGTTGATTAATCAACTGCAAACTGAGATAATGAAGGAAGCTTGCACGAAAGCAGAACTACGTGCATCTGTAGAATCATACCAAACACTCCTGGATGAACAGAGGGGTCTTATCTGGGACCTCGAACAGAGAGTCAAGAACATTCAAAAAGCCCGTGCCATTGCATTACAACAAAGTGGCCCCACCGAAATGAGCTAACATGAGCAAATTTGATTTAATCAAAGCGACAGATGAACACATGACCAGGCCTCGATTCTTCCTCCCTCGTGGCATCCATTACTATCCTTCAGAAGCCTCTGTATCTTTCACGGACCAACATGATGTTAAAAGAGTAGAAGGTCAGTGTATGCGCCAAGCATGGTATCGCCTCTGTGTAGAGGTGACAGGAGTAAAGCATGATGCGTACACACAGTGGATTTTTGCTCTTGGCAAGCATGTAGAAGAAATTCTTGTTGAAGAGTGGAAGCAAATGGGTATCTGGGTAGCCAACAACATCAAGTTCTACGACCAAGCACGGAACATCTCTGGTGAGCTAGACGTAGTGTTGTCAGAACCAGACGGTACTCTTTTTGGTGTAGAGGTGAAGAGCTTCTATGGCTATCATGGTAAGAAGCAGATCATGGGCAACAAGAGCACTGTCGGCAAGCCTAAGACATCTCAACTTCTCCAGACTCTAATCTATGTGGACCTCTGTAGAAAGCTAGGTCTCATTCAGTACTTTAAGCTGATATATTATGCTCGTGACGAAGCAGCACGACGAGAGTTTGACATCAGTTTGATTGAAGATGGTGAATTCTTGAGGCCTACTATTGACGGGAACATTGATTACCGTTTCACTATGCAGGATGTCTATGACAGATACGAAGAGCTAGATGCACACGTTAAGGCTGGCACTCTTCCTCCTCGTGACTTTGATATCAACTGGGATGCTGAGAAGGTTGAATTCCGCAAGACGCTCGGTGAAGTTGCCAAGACTACATACGAGAAGTGGAAGAAGAAGCCTGCCTCGAACCCTATCGGCGACTGGCAGTGTAGATACTGCGCGTACTCAAAGCATTGTGGAACCCAGGAGGAATAAATGAATTGGTGGAAGAGTTTGAAGAGTCGTTTTCGCAAAAAGCCTGAAGTTCGTGAGGTTGTTACTCCAACACAAGAACAGTGGGATCAGATTGCTGATATAGATTGGGAAGCTATCGGTCGTAAAGCTACTATCATGGTAGAGAATCTTCATCCATTGAGATGTGAAGGCGAGAAAGTAGTCGCGCGTCCTGCTGGCCCTCGTTCTTACAGCTCTTTCGCTGGTACTGAAATCAAAGGGTATCTGCGTATGAAGAATGGTAAGTATGTATGCTTCCCAGAACTACAAGGTGTTTGGTATAAGTATTCCTATCAAGGAAACAAAACAGGCCAGTTACGTTTTGTTGTGTTTGATATCTCTGTGTGGGATAGGTTGCAAGACCCAAACATCAAGGATCTTGTTTTGTTTGGTGCGAACGAATATAACTCTATAGGACAAATGGAACTACTTGATATATCGTTTGATGAGATTGAAGGTGGTTACTCTATAAACTCTATTGTTACAGAAGAAACAATTGATTTTCATTTTCAAAAACTAATAGCATGGAGACTTGTTGACGCTCTTCCTCGCGACAATCTTTTGCTTATGGCAGACCAGTAAGCCTTATTACACCCTTCCAAACCACAGTTAACCTTCCGTAATCCTTCCATTCTTAGCTGTGAAAACCTTCTTGTATTGAAGACAGATTCAGCTACACTACTAAGACAACCCACCCGGAGACAAGGATAAAATATGCATGTACACGATTTTCAAGATGCTATCGAGCATCTAAAGCCCTTTCTATCTGAATACCTTCAAGAGCACAATATTGACATCACAGGTAAGTTCACTTGTCTGTTCCCTGACCACGAGGACAGCACTCCTTCGTGTAACATTGTAGGCACTGAATCGCCCCGTTTCTTTTGTCATGGATGTGGAAGATCAGGTGATATCTTTGACGCTGTTAAATTCCTAGAGAAGAAGCCAAAGCTTGGTATAGATTGGGTAGAGAACACCCTTAAATACCTAGCTGAGAAATACGGAGTAGAGGTTAAGACGGCAGATCTGACTGAAGAGCAGGTCTACGAGCTGGACACTTACCGTGCTTACAGAGCGGCTGCTGAACTGATTGTGCCTAATCAGAACAAGCTGTTTGTCGCAGAGATTAAGAAGAGAGGTTGGCCATCAGAGATTCTGTTAGCACAGAATGTTGGCACTGTTGTTTCCTACAATGCCTTTTCTGACACTCTAGTCCAGCAAGGATTCACTCGTACATTTTTGAAAGAGATTGACCTCAACAGGAAGGACATCTTTAATCCAGACAACCTAGTATTTGTATGGAGAGATGAGAAGGGTCGTCCAATTGGCTTCACTGCTCGCAACATGAAGTACGAGACTGAGAAGGCTGAGGCTGAGAAGAAGGGTAAGAAATATAAAGGCAAGAAGTACAACAATCAACGCACTACAGGACTGAAGTGTAACATCTTTCAGAAAGGGAAAAGATTTTATGGTATCAATACAGCAATTGAAAGCACGCCTCCTCTTTACATATTTGAAGGCCAAGCCGATGTTATCACAGCCCGTGCTCATGGACTTTCTAACTGTGTTGCCATTGCTGGTAGCTCACTACACGAAGACCATATCCATCTTCTTAAGCAGCTAAGTATCTTTGATGTTGTCCTCTGTCTAGATGGTGATGAGACAGGTCAAAAGAAGCTTGCTGAGATTCTAGAGACTAAGTTCGCTGGTAAAAAGGACATGAAGGTTCGAGTCATTATCATGCCTGATGGTGAAGACCCTGACTCATATCTACGTGCTGAAGGCCTAGAGTCTTTCAAAAAGCTAGCTCATTGGACAGCGTTCGAGTGGAGACTAAACCAGTATCCTGAAGAAGCTGACGAGAGTGAAGTTTGTCATCAGATGATTCCATTTATTGTGAATGAGACCTCTCCTGTCACACGTGACAAACTAGTCAAGGTGCTCTCCTCACGCACTGGTGTCTCTCTCAAGGCTGTTACAGATGAATTGAATATCCTGTTGGATGAGAAAGCAATGAAGCGCTCTCGTGAACGACAGGACGTGCTTGATAAGATGACGTGGGAGATTAGACAAACTCCTGGCAATGCTGAAACCATCATTCAAGCTACACAGAACTCTCTGATGGATTTAACTAAAAACCATGACAGCGACAAGCTTTCTGATGAAGATTTTGTGAGATCATTAGATGAGCAGAAGTTAGAAGAGGAGCAGTCTGAACAGGGTGATAGTGGTTTCAATCTAGGTATAGACTTGAAAGAACTACAGGAGGTACTACGTGGAGATTGGGAAGGAACTTTCATTTGTATCGGTGGTAAACCTAACGTGGGTAAGACTGCGTTCCTATCTAAGCTCGCTTACGAAATCGCCAACAACAATGATGACGTTGTTGTCATCTATCATACTATTGACGATACCGCTGAGCAGCTTGTTCCTCGTTTCGTTACTATTGCTGAGAGTAGTCGCAAGCTATCTATCAACATGGTACGTCAGCCGAATTATTGGTCCAAGACTGTTGGCCTCACAGATGTAATAGAGAGACGAGAAGATGGATACAAACAAGTACGACATCTTGCACAACAGGGTAGACTTGTTGTTAAAGATCTTGACCACGGCGGCTCTCTTCCTTTTATTGAGAATCTTATCTGTTATTTCCAGGAGAAATACCCTAACCGAAAGGTAGTGTATGTTTTGGATAACTTCCATAAGCTCCGTGACTTTCCTGGTAATGATGAGAGAGTGCGTTTTAAGGCTATGTCTGAAGCAACTAAGAGCCTAGCTCTGCGCCGCCGCTGTTGTATTATTACCACGGTGGAATACACCAAACTGGCTCCTGGTATCAAACCTACTAACCATAACATTGGAGAAACAGGACAGATTGAGTATGACGCATCTGCTATTATTCACATTCATAGTGAGGTAGCTGACAATCCTGAAGGTTTCAATGTGTGCCATGAGAGTGTAGATTGGCAAGGACAAAATCACTTCCTTCCTCGTAATGAATTCATTGTGGGTAAGAACAAGATTAGCGAAATCAAAGGCTCTTTCTTCTTGGATTTCTGGCCTGCATCCTCTGACTATCGTTCTGTCAATCGAAAGATTGTACTGAAAGAAGCTAATGAGATGAAAGAAAAGAAGAAACACGATCCAGAATTTGCTAAGCTAGATAATGTTATAGATGATGAGATGGGAGGACTGTTCTAATGTTGTATGAGATGAAGTGCACAAACGACCAATGTGTCTTAAAATATGAAGAGCAAATTAAGATTGCTGAGTATGAGGCTAACGGCGCTAAGTGTCCACAGTGCGGTGCACCTGCAGAACGCGAGGTAAGAACCAATCCCGGCCATTTTCGTCATGCCTCATGGGCACAATGGAGGATGGGTCATGGATATTAGAAGTAAGCTAAAGTATATCCCCTGGATCGTTCTGATCCTTGCAGTGGGAGGTCTTGCCTTCTATCAGTGGCGTGCTGCCGACGATGCCCGAGCGCTATTATATGCTCAGAACTCCGAGCTGATGAAGGCTAATCTAGACTTGGGTAGAGCACAGACAAAGATTGTAGATCAAGCTACGCTTCACACTGTGGCTATGGCTGACATCGATCAGAAGTGGAAGGCTGAGATAAAGAAACGTAATGCTTTAATTACGCTGTATGCTCAGTTAGAGGCTCGATATACAGCAGAGAAGAAGAAGGTCAAGGTTACAACTAAGATTATCTATCGTGACAAGCCTGGTGAGACTATAGATCTACCTAAGAACAAACTGTATGTGCGTCAAGAAGATGGCAGCTACAAAGAAATCACTTCGATGGCTTGGAATTACAAAGACTTCAGAATCACAATATCTGGTGATGCTATTCAGCAAACTCTTTCCTACAAGCTACATCAACGATTCCGTGTCCAGCTAGTAGAAACTAAGCTTCCTACTGGCGCTCGCAACCACTATGCAAACTTATTTGAACTCGACGACAAGGGCAAGGTTGTTGCTAAGCTACAGTTAGCTCAATTCAACGTGTTGCGTGCTCAAGAGCTGGAAAGCCACATGATGTGGTGGAACCCAAAACTGGATCTTGGTGTAGGTTTTGGCATGAGTCACAAGCTTGACTTTACTTGGTGTGCTGAGCTAGGTTTATCTGTGTCTGCATATGGTAAGACACCCAATGACCTGTCTTGGAGGTTCTTCAGGCTAGGCACTGGTATAACTGGCAATGGTTTTTCCCTTACCTTCTCTCCTGCTCAATTCAATCTAGGTCAACACTTACCTTTGATTAGCAATATGTGGTTGACACCTGCCATTGGAGTCAGTTTACCTGATATACAAGGTGTATTTACATTAGGAATATCTGTAGTATTCTAATATTTATTATGAAATACCAACAGTGTTCAAAATGTAAAACGCCCAAAAAAACTTCAGAGTTTTCAATAAGTAAACGGGCGAAATCTGGTTTGCAATCTTCGTGTAAACAGTGTCAAAAACAATGGAGAAAAAAGAATAAAATACAATTACAAATCAAAAAACAACAGTATTGGCAAACAAAAAAAGATAATCCCGATTTTGTTGCAAAAAGAAAAGCTTATTATAAAGCCAACAAAAAAGATATTTTAGCCTATTCTGCTACGTGGCGTAATACAGTTAAAGGGAAATTTACAGAATACAAATCTAATGCCAAAAAAAGAGGAATTCTTTGGAAATTTACAGAAAAGGAATTTAGAAAATTTTGGCAAAAACCTTGTGTTTATTGCGGAACCTCTATAAGTACAATAGGGCTTGATAGAATAGATAATCATAAAGAATACAGTCTAGCGAATTGTGTTGCTTGTTGTGGTCTGTGTAATCGTGCAAAAGGCATTCAAACAGTGAAAGAATTCTTATCATGGATTAAAAAAGTGTATAATTATTCGGAAATAGGTATTTTATGACTAGATTATTCCAATGCAATACACATTATGGTATTGATCCACCTATGGACATTAACCCTCTGATCTTAGAAAAGTATCAGCGGTCTAGAGTGTTGGTGTTGTGTGCCCGTGAACAGCAGTGTCAACGCATATACAAACTAATGCAGGATGTGGAATTCTATCCTGATATGCATTTAGTAGCTTATGGTTGGTGGGAAGCAGAAAAGATGGGCTTGGTAGATATGGATGAGCTATGTTACAAAGAAGTAGCTTCTTACGATGCTGTTATTGTTCTTAATAGAAATCGCATTCATCCTTTATTTGCTCCTCTTCTCGAAGAGGTGGAAGAGTTGTTAGAATGCAAGTTATTACTCCCCGAGGCCTAAAGCTTTATGCGCGTTGTCCCAAACGCTTTTCTTTCTCATGGCATCTTAAGCCTGTTACTACTATTGAGTGTAAAACTATTGAAGACATCATCAAAAGTCTCTATCTTTACCATGCTAGACGAGGTGTACTTATGCCTTGGAAGCATATACCGCCCAGAGCCCACCAGATGCTCTTAGAAACATTCAAAGACCTAGATGCCACCCAGGAGTACAAGCAAACGGAACATCTCCTGGTGAAGCTCTCAGCGTGGTACAATAACCACTACCTAGAGGAGTATTGTGATGAAGGAGTTATTAACCTCCCTGTGCAAATGGGTCTTGGGACTCATCTTACGTTGGCTGACGAAATCGATATCGTCACGATGGGGAAGCAGCTACGATTATTTGACTTCGACGAAGTATGTGACAAACAAAGCTTAAGCACGTATACTGGTCTCAAAGTTTACAACGACTTAGCTGCGTTAGCTAAAGTATGGCTCTTCTGGAAGGCCACTGACATCATGCCTGAACAATATATCAGGCTAGTGATAAGTGCTAAATCGGTCAAGCCCATTAGACTTACTATCACTGATCGAATGGTGGAGAAAATTGAAGTATTCATGAGACAGTTAGCACGAGGGATACAAGACGAAGCATATTATCCCTCCTTTTCTGAGCAATGCCTGCATTGTCCTTACAAGGAACGGTGTAGTATATAGGAGGTAGCAAATGCTACGTATTAAGGATCAGTCTGGAAAGACGAAGTACATCCTTCGAGACGAAGACGAAGAGCCTGTTGAAATTGAAGAACTAGTCTTGAATGATGACAATGAGGACGAAGAAGGAGAAGAGAATGCGACAGATGAAGATTGAAGGTCAGAGTCAATGGTTTGATCCAGTGGGTCGTCAAAGAACCGAGACACGTGAGATCGTAGTCTGTGAAGATTGTGGTTGTGAATGGTTTGACCTTATCTGTGTACAACAGTATCCCAAGCATGCTCAAGTTATTTTGGGACAAAGACCTGCGCCCATTGATGACCGTGGTTTTTGGTTGTACAAATGCATCAAATGTGGAGAAGTTTATGAGCCACCTGTACAGGTAGGTCCTCAAGATGCAGCTAGAAAAGGTTATGACGCTTTCTTGGATCACATGCATGTAGAAGCAAAGAAACCTGGAGCTGGAGAGGAAGTGTGAGGTTCATCCTCAAGGATACAAACCGTTTCTTCTTAGCTGGTACCCAGAATAGATTCCTTCACCTAGCTACCGTCCAACGTAACCTTAGAGAATATATGTGTTTCTCTGATAGGCAAACAAACAAAACATATATCGAAGAGGTTACAGGTGGGAGTCTTAACTTCATCAAAGACGATTCTCTCGCCCTTGGCTTACAGCAATTTCTAGAGGATAAGGGGGTGCTGAGCATTGGTAAACCAACCTTGCCCGATTCTGACTGGCTTAGAGCTGGAAAGACTAGATAGAGCTATCTGTACTGCTAACAATATAGACTATGACCATGAAGAAAGATTACGGCTCGCCGCCACCATTGATGAAATGATTCAGGTGATCAATGAAGACGAAACGCTTCAAAACCTCTTACAGAAAGAACTCCAGCAAGCTGCACAGGCTGATCGGCGATACTTTGAAGGCCAGCAAGCTATTTTCGGGCTTCAAGATCTATCAAGAATATCCTGTAAACAGAGTGAATTCTGAATATGATGATGGCAGACATGCTTTTGATTGGGTTATACTAGATCTGTTTTTGGTTATTGAGTGTCATGGTGAGCAGCATTACAAACCTGTCACCTTTGGTGGTATCTCACAAGAAGAAGCAAACGAGCGTCTCATTTCTCAACGCTATAGGGATGAGATTAAGGCTCAAGCAGCTATCGATGCAGGCTTTACTTATATCGTGATTCCATATACTGACTATGGTAAAGTTGATGATGAATATATATGGCAACTGTACAAAGAATGCTTTAACCCTGACAAGATTCCAAAAGAGAAGAAAGCAGAGCCAACCGATTGGGAATTGGAGCAAAAAGAACGGGCCAGAGAGTATAGACAAGAACAATATAGACGACAGAAAGAACACAAAAGGAGGCTGAAAGATGAGTTATAATCTATACAACATTGTTACTTTATTACCTAAGCATCCAACGCGTATTTGGAAGAAAAGAGGTAAGCCTACTAGAATTGTAGTGCATTGCACTGCTTCTTCTAACCAAAACCCTTACAAGACTGCACGTTATCACATTACTCCTGGTAACCATTTGAGCAAAAAGGGCGCACCTGGGCTGGCATATCACGACTTCATTACCGACATAGGTGTGGTATACCACTGCAACTACTACGAAGATAGGTGTTGGCACGCTGGTGCTTACAACAAGTCTTCTATTGGTGTCACAATGGCCTTCAAGGGTCATCTAGGAGACTCACCAACAGCAGATCAAATGGACGCTCTCGAACAACATCTGACGCGCCTCTGTCTTTACTATCGCATTCTTCCTAAGAACATCATTGGACATCGTGAGGTACCTGGTATGTGGAGTATCTTGGGTAATGGATCAAGGAAGTACAAGAAGACCTGTCCTGGTATGGCAGTGAACCTAGAACGTCTACGTAATGAGCTGACTAAACGTATGCAAAGGAAGCTAGCAGCTGAAGGTCTCTATACTGGAGGCATTGATGGCCTGTTTGGCAAGAAAAGTAAAAAGGCACTGAACGCATATACATCAGAGTGTCTCTACGAGTAGGAATATGTCATATAAAAAGGTAGTATGGTCTCCTGTTGAGATCGAATATTTAAGAAAAAACAGTGGACAGCCTGTGAATCAGTTGTGTGTCGCTCTAGCAAAGAGTAGATACGCCATTAAGAATAAACAAATAGAACTCAAAACAGGGACAGCACCCAAACCTAAAAAGAAAGGAGCAAGAAGCAAGATTGGCAAGCGCCCTGACTGTAACAACCTCTTCTTCCGTTCTGGATGGGAAGCTAACGTCTTTCGTCTACTGCGCCTCGACAAATCCATTACCCTTATCGAGTATGAACCTACTGATTTTACCTATTGGCAGTTTGGTATCAAAAAAGGTACTGTCAGTTACACACCTGACTTCAAGATTAGTTATGCAGATGGATCATATGTCTGGATTGAAGTCAAAGGCGGCTGGATGAAGCCTAACGATAAGACTAAGCTACGTCGTTTCAAAAAGTTCTATCCAAAAGAGTTTGAAAGGCTCGTCGGTGTTACTCCTGGAGAAGCATCAAAGACGGCAGTATTTTTTAAGGAGCTTGGGATCCCGATCAAATGGTATTATCCAGATCTAAACAAACAATACAAGAAGAGTGTACCGGGCTGGGAGTAAGTTTCCAACAAACCGTACAACTTCTCTTGGACCTAAGCAAAGGTCGTATTGCACCCTTCGCGGGTAAGTGGTTCTATTCTCTTTTTCTAACTCAAACCCATGTCCCTACTACCATTGAAGGAGTCCGTGATAAGTTAAGGGCTGCTTGGTGGGTAGAAGAAAAAGACGTAAAGCAAGAACTCCTGATGTGTGTGTGGAGATTGGGTCTTACGTCTAAGTCTGATCTAAAGTACACTCTTGGGCGTAACATCAAGGATTGGTTGATAAAACAGCGAGTGTTCTCTAGACAATCTGGTTGGGAAAGAGAGTACTTAGAAGAGCAAAAAGAGTATGTTGAATTACAAAGAAAAGTAGGCTTGCCCATGGTGTTTCAAGCTAACCCTCTAGACATATGTCCCTTTTCGTTATTTAATAGATATCTGATGTACTTGTCGTATATACTCAAGCTACCACGTCCTGAGATTAAGCGTGTAATGCTATCTCATGAACGTCAAATTAACAGATTTCAAACTGTTCTTAAGGAACAAATGGAGGAATGTAATGGCCGCTGAACTACAGTCACAAGCTGACATCGTCAAAGAGTTTACTATGCGACAGGAAAAGGGAGATGAGGTGGTAGAACCTGTTAGACTCCCTGGTCTTGCAGATCACTTCTGGAAGGCACCAGACGCTGCGCTTATTGTCTCGGATAATGTGCGTGTTCCTGGCTTGAAGGAGCTTGCGGTTAAGTCACGCAAGGAGATCGCAGAGACTCTTACATGGGTACTTGATTACAAGCCTGGAGTGGTAGGTTTCAGCTGGACTGTAACCAGCCCTGACATGCAAATTCGTTATGTAGAAGGATTTGAGCAAAGAGCGGTAGAGTCTGAGGCTGACAGAGAGAGAGTTTCTAAGCTTTTCACTCTTATCCTACAAGTGAGGCGTGAAATCACTGCTATCAAGTGGGATTTCGGTGCTCCATTTATTGAGATTAGTCACATCGTCTAATGCTACTTTCTGCCCCTATCAGCGTAGGAGAGTTGTTTGATAAGCTCTCTATCCTATACGTTAAGGCTGCACAGATCAAAGATCCTCTAAAGAGTGCTAATATCGCTCGTGAGAGGAAGTGTCTGCAAGATCTCTTTAGCGAATACACTTGGGATGAGGATGTATTAGTCTGGTTTGTTCAACTGCAAAGTGTGAACAGAACCTTATGGCTAATTGAGGATCAGATTAGAATCTGTGAGAGGCGGGGGGATTTTGGGGCTACGTTTGTCGATCTTGCCAGGCAAGTATATCAACAAAATGATAAGCGAGCTGAGCTTAAGTATCAGATCAATATAGCAACAAACTCTGAGTTAGTAGAAGAGAAAAGTTATACGAAGTACTAGTCTGTTTCAGTTAGTTGCTTTGCTTTCAGTTCAGCAACCTGCTCATCTGTAGTACCAGGTGGTAGCTCTCCAGGTAAGACCTGTTGGTCATGAATTTCCTTCAACTCTTCTTGATTGACTAGATCCTTTAACTCTAGTGCTTTCACTAGTGTCTTCAGATTAGTGCGTAGAGCAAAGGTATTCACCTCTCCCTGTGCAACTGAGTGCACAATTCTGTACATATCATGAACCATCGCTGAAATCATGTAATCAGAATGTAGGCAGTACTCATGTAGTGCGCGGAATCCCTTTATTACATCCTTCTTGGATAGCTTCGCCCCTTCAGCAGCTGTGAGAAGCTGTGCGAGCATCTTTAAAGCGTCCTGCCTTGCCTTGCGAGTTACATCAAATTTGTCCGCAGGATCCTCAACAGACTGCGTCTGGGGCTCTTGTGTATTCACATCACGGACGGGTAGTCCACCGAGATCGAGATTACTATTTTCTGACATTTGTTTTTCCTATAGGGTAATTGGGGTGGTTAAAGTACTTCTGCTGGCTCTGCTTCTGTGACATCCCAGTCTTCAACTGGTTCGATGTCATCATTATCTATCATACCTATGATTCCATACTGTATGATTTCTTTGACTATCTCTTGAGCATCATCTACTGACTCAGCTCTAACAGTCAACTCTACTACAACCTTATACCTGTCTTCTAGGCAGTCTGGATGTACGAGACCTACGTTTGGATCATCTAAGAGTAGTTTCATTGGAACTTCTTTTCCTCTTTTTCCATATGTTTAACAAGTGATTGCTGAACTGATGCCAAAATATGACTATGAGCAATTTGCATATTTAATCTCCATAGTTCTATGGCATGACGATGTCTTTTTTCAGTGCGTGCTGTCATTGAAGGTGTCTTATGCTTTGGATGCTTCAATGGACGTTTTGCCCACTCAGCTTTCTTTAATTCACTTTGCACAAAAGTAAACTCTTGTTGTACTTTGTCGCGTTTTTGAAATCTTTGGTGTTCAGGTGCTGTGTGTATTCTGATTGTACCCAGTTGTTTAGGGGGATTGATAATCTTCAGTCTTTTCCCACATTCTTTGCACTCTACCACACCTCGATAGCTTTTGCCCTCTCCTTCCTCTTGAACAAGTTTTCCCATTGCCTTACATTTAAAGCAAATTACGTGGTCACCAACTGCCATTATTCTTTTCCTGGATGTTTGACTTCGTTTTGTACAAAATCAAACTCTTGTTGTCCCTCTTTATTAGGCTTAGGGTACTCAATAGTCAGTGTATCTACTCTTTGAGGTTTTGTAGGTGTCATCATTGAGCCACAATCTTCACATTCAATGATATAAGAGTTGGGTATAGGCCACTTCTCATTCTCTTCTTTGATAACACCTATTTCTGCACATACAGGACATATTACTAGATCTCCTACCGCCAAGGTTTCTCACTCTCCACAAATTTGAATTCAATTTGACCAACACTCTCTTCGCTTCCCATGTATCCAGATGTAACCTGCATTTTGAGTTGCATATATGATAGTTCAAATGTTGGTTGAATTGTCATTTCTATATGAATTGCACTTGGATCAGCAGGGTCTTTGACTACCTCTACATCTCCACCAGCTTTGATAACACCTGATGCTGCTGTTTGATACAATACACTTTCAACAGACTGTTTCAGAGATGCAAGCGCTGATGGACTGATTGGCAAACCAATAAAGTTGTCACAACTATCCTTCAAAGACTTCTGCAAAAAGTCTAGCTGTTTTTGAACGTTCGCATTTTTGTAATTCGATGGTTGCGACAATGTGTGACTCCTTTACCTTTCTATCATGCATCATCTTGTGTAAACCAGTCTTTTCTTTCGCTATCTTTTCATCTCTTTGATTTAAGTCTCCCATAAGTACTATTTTACTACCTTCACCTACTCTAGTACCAATGGTGAGTATCTCCATTTGGTCACATACTTGCATTTCATCTGCTATCACCAAACTATTCTTGAATGATGCTCCACGAACTAGCTGGAGAGGCACTATTTCAAAGCGATTCTGGTCCAACAAGTCCTTGATGTAGTGTTTGTTACCAACAAACTGCTCTAGGTTAGTCAGGTAGTTAAGAAGGTAAGGCTGGAACTTGTCTGTTACATCGCCAGGTAGTGCTCCAAGAGAGTACTTACCCACATGTGACATAGGTCTTGTTAGAATTACCTTTTCATACCGATCCTGGCGTACTTTCTCTAGTGCAGCAGCAAGAGTAAGTATAGTCTTACCTGTGCCTGCAGTACCAGTGAGTACGACAGCCGTGATTTCATCGTTTAGTAGAGCATCAAAAGCAAACACTTGCTCTCTATTGCGTGGTTCTATGCTTGACACCTTTTGAGAGGCAATCAGATGTAACGTACCATCGCGACCTACTCTAGCTAGTGCAGTATTTTTGATATCTGCCTGACTACGTAGTTCTAGATACATATTAGGATAGAGAGAATGTCTTTTATCCCATGGTTCTGCTTCTTTCTTAGCATACAGTGCGGTGATAATTTCAGGTGGTACAGTAAATGTGCGGAATCCGGTAAAACGTTCACTCAAGGTGATTCCTCCTTATAAACCATGTGGTGTACTCTCACGGTAGCCAGCATATGTTTGTCTCTGAAAGATAGCGTTCTCTTGAAACTCTCTAATAGATCGTGCATTGAGGTAGGTCATAGAAGAACAGAGACGGGCGATTAGGTTGTCAAAGATCTTCTTAATAGGACCTCTGTATGGGACCTTTTTAGACTCCCCTTCGACAGAATAGGCTGTGCCTTTCCAATCTTCTTGTGCATCTCGTGATGCCATACCTCTATAGGTCTTATACATAGTGCCATTAGCATCTGCTCTGATATCTCCTGGTGCTTCATCTGTACCTGCAAATAAACCACCGATCATGACAGCTTGTGCACCAGCAGCTAGTGCTTTAGCTATGTCTCCAGAGCTGCGTATGCCACCATCAGCGATAATAGTTGTACCTTTTTGAGCATAATCACAACACTCAGCTACATCCATAATAGCAGAGAGTTGAGGTACACCACATCCTGTTTGAATACGTGTAGTACAGAGGCTGCCAGGCCCTACACCTACTTTAATACAGTTTACGCCTGCTTCAATGAGGTCGGCTGCGCCTTCAGAAGTGGCCACATTACCAGCAATTACTGGTAGAGCTGGATATTGCTTTTTAGACCACTTGATCTGCTCAATTACACCCTTACAGTGACCATGTGCTACATCGATTAGGACTGCTGCAGGTGCGAGATCCATTGTTTCATCGAGTCGCCATTGTCCTTGCTTACCAAGTCCAATACAGACCACTGTTGGTTTAGCTCCAGCATATCGTAAAACAATATGTTGTTGTTCTCTCTCCATGAAGCGATGAACAATACCAAGCCCGCCTAATTCCATCATGGTCATGGCCATTTCTCTGTGTGTTACAGTATCCATGTTGGCAGAAATGATAGGGTATTGTAATTCTATACCTGGTACTAACTGTGTAGATAGATCAATGCTTTGATCTCTACGTGAAGGGATAGTAGATTTACGTGGGCGTAACAATACATCATCAAAAGTTAGGCCGGTCTCAGCAAGCACTTTCATGTGCAGGGACTCCTTACTATGACACCAGCTTCAGAAAACATTTGAAGAGCAGTTTGAAACTCTAGCCACCACGGCACTGGTGTACTACCATCTTTTAGATTGTCTACAGGCGCTTCGTAATTACATACTACACTTTCAATACCTGACTGGATAATAGCTCGGGCACATCTCATGCATGGTGCTGTTGTAACATAAAGAGTACAGCCTTTGGTTTGGATACCTACACGGGCTGCATTATATATAGCATTTCGTTCTGCATGCTCAGTCCACAAATACTTGGCAGGACGTAAATGACGTTCGTCTATATTGTCATTGACTAGACGAGGGAATCCATTATAACCCACTGAACGTACTTCACAGTCTGGTCCTACTAGCACTGCACCAACCTGAAAAGATCTATCTTTTGATCTCTTTGCTATTAGTGCAGCCATATCCATAAACGTTTTATCCCATGTTGGTAGACTCATTAATCACCTCTTCTGCCATTTTCATGTACTGCTTTTGTGCAAAAGCACGTGGTACTGCCCACAAATACATAGAGCCGCTGATCTTGTCTGCTCTACGTTCTGCACTAGATCTTACCCATGTTTGCATATATAGACTATTGTCCTGAGAGAGTGTATATCTATATTTAGTTCGATCAGCATCATATTCAAAGTAAAACCTACCGAGAGCAAAGAATACAGGGAAGAATAGAAGGCCGTATATGAGAGCTGCAACAGGTAGCCCTAACAGAGGGTGTATACCTGCTCCACAGTAGGTCAGTTGTTTGGTATGACGAGCTTCATGTGGAATAACAGACTGTACCTGCCAGCTAGTCCACTCCTTCGGAAAGAAGTGGTGATTAGCTAGCGCAGTTGCAGCTTTTACCATATATGTACTTCTCTTCAGTTGACCAAAGCTGATAACAAATAGGATCCAAGAGATCACCTTAGATAACAAATTATCCTTGGTATGCAACTTGATTCTTTTGTCAAACTCTTGTGCGAACTTCTGTAGTTCTTCTTGGTTTTCTACCCAGGACATATTACCTCCTTAGATGTTAGAAAGTATCTCGCTGTTAGGCTTGATACGCTTGCGTTCTCTACTCCAACTGCCACAGTCGTTACACTTCCAACGCTGGAATTTGGAGATGGTTGTGTAGGCGAAGCCTCTCTTAACCACATCTTCTGAACCACATTTTGGACAGACTCTGTCGTTAATGTACACACCATAATTAGGCATACAATTAGCGAATGGCATCAGTGCATGGTAGATACTCTCAAGGAGACGTACATCTTGACTACAGTAAGAAACCATCTTCTTCCAGGCTGACTTCTTGCCTGCAAGACAGTCTTCCCATAGCTTGAATCCACCTGTGGACTCCTTTTTACCTAGATCTAGCATTTGACCCAAGTCAGTAAGCTTATTTGACATGAATGCAAAGTGCTTGCGAGCCACCATTAGTGTATCTACTACCTTATATGGTGAAGGTGGCTGAATGCCATGTGCGATGAATCTAGTATTGATTTTCTTGATGTCAAAGCGAGATGCGTTATGACCAACAACAATGTCTGCCTCATCTAGCAGTGGCCATACAGCTTTCATAACCTCAAAGTCATTCGCTACGTCCTTCTCATACAACTTGTGGTCTGGTAGTGCTGAACTGATGATCTTCTTATCGCCTACCCACTTGGCACACCAACACAGGATGTACCAATCTTCAGGCACCATGTCCATTGTATATACCTTCTGCCATAGCCTCCAGATATATGCAGCGGCTGGGGCTGTTTCAATGTCTATCATTAAAATCTTTGGTTGCATTAATTTACTCCTTTAGATGGGTTACATGAGCACGAATGTTCTGTGGTTGTCTTGTGTAGCTCATGTTTTTAACAGTCTAATACGTCTCATAGCTGTATTGAATCGCCAACATGCATAGAGAATCAGGGCCAACCCAAGGGTGATTGATCCAATCTTCCCCCAAACTAGGATAGCACCACCGACTACTAGCAGATGTTCAAGGATATGTCTCATTTGAACTCCTTAAGTTGCTTCTTCAGTGCAGTTCTTTCTCCACAACAGGAGAATACGCCAAACTGCCACTGATTTCCTTCTTCTGATATGGCTGTGAGTTTTACTTTGAAATCATTTCCGTGGATTTCAGACAAGTGTTCTGCAGCTTGATTGATAGTTGCTATTGGAACTGTAATTTTGATAGGACGGTTCCTATAGGCTCTGATACTTGGAAGCATCCTGACGCGAGAGACTCTGATTTTGATTACCTGATCGGTATCACTCTCAATGACTTCTACTTCTCCATCATAGTAGGCTGGGGTTTGGATATCTATTAACTCCTTTGCCTTCGCGTATGGACCAGAGAAGACTACTGATTGTATTGTACCAGTTTTGTCTTCTAGATCCACGTAGGCCATCTTTTGCTTAGCTTTCTTAGTAGTTATCTCCTTTATCACATTTGGAATTGCAACCAGAGTGACCCGTGCCTTAGGCTGGATCTTTTTCTCTCCCGCTAATTCTTTAATCTGTGCGATTGTGTATGAACCTTTTTCTTTTCTGTTATCCAATGGGTGTCCTGATACATAGTAGCCCATCAATTCTTTTTCATGACCTAGCAACTCTGGTTGTTCCATTTCCTGTGCTGGTGGTATGCATGGAAGTAGGGCTGGATCTGGTAGAGCTGGAAGCTTTAGTTTGTTTGGTTTCTTAAACGCTAGTGCTGGTGTTGGAGCCCAGACTTTGGCTTGTCTTCTTTCATACAAAGTCATCTCTTCCCAATCGTCTAGCTGTAGTTCTCTAGTGACCCACACTGCTAGTTTTTTTATATAAGTTGTGTCTTTAGCTACCCAGCGCTTGTGTTCTTCTTTGTGTCGCAAGACCTCATCTACTGCGTCTAACAATGATTGTCTGGTGTAATCACCAAGACTATCGAATGCGCCTGCTAGCACTAGAGACTCTATCTTCTTGCGATTGATCTTGCTTAAATCTACACGCTCTGCAAAGTCAAGTATATCTTTGTACAGCCCATTCTCTTCTCTTTCGGTTATGATCTCCTGTACTGGTTTACCAAGGTTTTTGATAGCACTCAAGCCAAATCTAATTGATTTTTCTCCTGCTACAGCAAAACTGTATTGTGATTCATTTACAGAAGGACCAAGTACTTCGATGTTCTTGTCCTTACAGTAGGCAATGTACTGGATGATCTTATCTACTTCATCTGAATCACTGATGAGACAGGAACACAAAAACTCTAGAGGATAGTGGGTCTTGAGGTAGGCCATCTGGTAGCCTATATACCCATAGCAAGCAGCATGTGCTTTGTTAAAGCCATAGCTAGCAAAGGACTCGATGTCTTCCCATACATTCTGTGCATCAGACTTAACGATGTCCTTTTCCATCATACCTTCGATGAACTTCCCATGCTGGGCATCCATCTCTTTCTTCTTTTTCTTACCTACTGCTCTACGCATGAGGTCAGCTTCTGCAAGACTGTATCCTGCTAGCTGTCTACAAATCTCCAGGATTTGCTCCTGGAAAATGAGCATGCCATCAGTGACCTTCAGGATAGGTTCTAGTTCTGGAATGATGTAGTGTGGGTCTGCTTGTCCTGCCTGCACCTTTAGATAGTGCTGTAACATGGTGCTCTCTAGTGGACCAGGACGATAGATAGCTACAAGTAAAGCTAGGTCGTCTAGAGAACGTGGCTTGATTTGTACAACTAGGTCACGCATACCAGAGGAGCCCTCCAACTGGAAGACGCCTGTTACATCACCTGTTTGTAATTGGTCATATACTGCATCATCATCTACGGGGATCTGCAACGGATCAATAGTGATACCATGGCGTTCCTTAATCAGGTCAGTGCATCTTTTTATTGTCGTTAGAGCACGCAGTCCCAAGAAGTCAAACTTGATGAGGCCACATTCTTCAACGGTATTCATTTCGAACTGAGCAGTAGGTGCTTTATCCTTGCCTGGATAGAGAGGGATTGTTTGAGTAACAGGATCTGCAGAGATCACAATACCACTGGCATGGGTACCGAATGAGCGCAGACGGTTCTCAATTTGCTCTGCCCACGTGAGAATCTGCTTCTCTTCACAGTCAGGACCGTTACGGAACGCACCTAGCCTCGGCACCTTCTCATAACATGTCTTGAGAGGCACTGGTTTCCCCGCTATGGGCTCCAGTGTCATTTTAGCTAGCTTGTCACCTGCTAACCAACTAAAGCCTAGAACGTTGGCTGCGGCCCTTATAGAGGCCTTGGCTTTCATTGATCCATAGGTACCAATGTGGGCTACCTTGTCGTGTCCATACTTATCCTTGGCATACCCAATAACTTCACCTCTGCGGTCTTCGCAGAAGTCCATGTCGATGTCTGGCATGGAGACTCTGTCAGGATTGAGGAATCTTTCAAAGATAAGGCCGTGTTCAATCGGATCCAGGTGCGTAATCTCCAGCACATACGCCACCAGAGCACCAGCAGCAGATCCTCTGCCTGGTCCAACAGGAATCTCGTTAGCCAGCGTCCAAGTAAGTAGATCCGAGACAACAAGAAAGTAGCCGCAGTATCCCATTGTGGTGATAACGCTAATTTCATACTTTAACCTTTTTTGATACTCAGACTTGTCTGTCAGGCCTCTCTTCTCTAGGCCCTTCTGACATCTATACTGGAAATAAAGTTCAAGCTCAGTCATTCTTTTCCGTTTCTAATTGTTCAGCAGGGTCATCACCCAGGAGTTTATCAATGTGAGCAAGCATTCTTATGCGTTCTGTGGCTTGAAAGATATAGGAAGTCATCTTTTTGCCATGTTGGACAGTAAGTAGAAAGCCGTTCTTTACTTTGTATATGATAAATTTCATGTCAGTTTGTCTTCATGCCAGGCAAAGTTCTTTCCTTCTGTTACCCCAAGTACTGCTGAGTTAACTCTTGCCCAACCCCATACTTGAGGAATAAGAATCTTGCGGCCAGCAGGGTTAGCATAACCATGTATGTCAGGCCCTACTTCACACACTAGGATTTTCTCCTGTGGTAGTGGTCCAATCTTGTGCGCTAATTCATCTCTGAACTTTTCTCTCATGAGTACTACATGATCAGCCCAGTGAACTAACAGGAGTAATGTTGCTGCACTGTTGTTAGACACTCCACATGGAATAGCATCTGCTGGTGGGAAGTGGAACTTGAGGACATCAGCTAAAGCTAGACTACGTGATAGTCCTGCTCTACACATAGTTAGGATTCTACTCATTTGTACACTCCTGGTGAGAAGCACTTCTTACACTTTTCACATGCGTTCTCCATTGCCATACGTCCTGAGTCTACTGGACAGCATCGCTTAGCATCATATGGTAACTTACCCTTCATGCTGTGGGCATCGAAGATAATGGGTGCGCCTAGTGTGTCCTCGTCTGCAGTCTGACGTAGGTAAGAATAGTAGACACGTGGATGGTTTACTTTGTCTACCAACTTCTTCCGCCTTTTACTTTCTGGATCTCCGTCTAGTGAGAACATGATATACACATTAGGCATGTCACGTGCAAGTTGCTTTATTGCATCCACTCTACGTGTTACTACCTTGTGACGTGTATCTGGATATTTGGTGCCAAGGATATTAATCACCTTGACTGTCTTTGGATCTATATCACCAACACCACACCAGCGTAGCCATGTAAGGTTCTTCCTTCTGTATCCTTCAGCTATCACGCGGGCGATCTCTTCTGGTTTTGCATTCTGGAATACAGAATAGACCTTCTGTTGCCGGGCAAGTGAGGACTTCATGACAAGTCTGCCATGGCGTCCATAGCAAAGTCCGAAACAAGTTTTGGTAGGTTTACAGGTATGTTCGATTGGAAAGTTGATAGACCAGCGGGTCTTATAGTTGCTACTGACTAGGTGTAGTCTCTTCTCCATTTTCATCCTCTTCTTCTGGTAGTAGTTCTGGGCGGGGTTCTACTCTTACAAACTCTTTAATCTTTTCTTGAAGGGAACCTGTTGGACCAACACCTGCTTGTAAAGTCTTATGCAATAAGGTCCAGGGAGGGCGAACACGTTGAACTTTTCCATCGTCATCACAGATGATCTCTTCAGCTGCGATTGAGTAATAATCGCCTTCGTATTCTCCAAGCATCATACATACTGATTCAATATGTTCTTCCCACAGTTTTTGGTCCCATTCATAAGTTTGTTCGTAATCACTTATTAACATTCTTTCTCCATTCTAGGAATTCTTGATAGTCATCTGTTTCCTCAATTGAGAAAACTGGCTCTTGATATTCACCAAGAGTAATCTCTACATTGCAAGCATCAGCTATCTTTTGGGTGTTTTCATACGCTTCTATACAGTCAATTTCTTTAGCTCTTCTCATCATCTCTTCTGGTCCTGCCACATAAAAGTGAGGACCATACAACATATTTGCATTGGCTTTGTATTCTAGTAGTGTCTTCTTGAACTGCATAGCCATCAGTACTTCATGAAGTTTAGAGTCTTCTTGTTTTAGATAGTGAGCATCAGCTGCTAGCACGAATTGGAATCCGTGGTTCTTGCCCAGGTTGAGCAGAAACTGATTGTAGACTTGCTGATAGTTATCGTCATCATTCCAAACTTGTAGTTCTAGATAGAAGTCTTCATCAAAAATGCTGCGGTAATACTCTGCGTCTTTTTGTGCACCATCATCTTCTGCCACTACAGCACAGCCATACATATCAGTAGTGAAGTGGACTTTTTTGGCTAATACGCCACCTAAGCAGGCAGTTGTTGCTACTACGTGGCCTTTTAATTTTTCTAGATGGTTCTTATAAATACGAGGTTTGTAGTAGAAGTTGTTGAGTGCGGCCTTGCTAATAAGATCTAACAATAGCTTGTAGCCTTCGTTGTCTTTAGCTAACAACACCATATGCATGTTGTCGCGCGTCTTATGCTCTAATCCATCTGGGTCTTCTGTGATGTATGCTTCAACACCCAGGATAGGTTTGATTTTCTCTTCTCTACACTTCTTATAGAAGTCTACTACGCCTGCCATCCAGCCATGATCTGTGATGGCACAGGATGTCATACCCATTTCCTTGAGGTAAGTAATGAGGTCAGGGATAAGGATAGCCCCGTCTAGTAGTGAGTATTGACTATGAAGATGGAGGTGAGTGAAGTTCATTAGAGAGCTAACTCTGAATGGCGTTCTGTAACAAACTTTTTGATATCACTAATGCGTACTAGTATCACATTTTTATCTGTAGTGATTTTCATAAGTTGGTCATAACCTTCTAATTCATAGTTGCTACTTTGAAGAGATAGCAATGCTTCTTCAGGTGAAGTTTTGTCTGTTTCAATTTTAACAACTGCGCCATCTTCCATATGTACTAATACATCATATGTTGCCATTGTTTTCTCCTACATAGTAGTGAATGCTACGATTAGACCGACAACTGCTGTTGTGAAAACAGTAGCTCCGATAAATAGTGTTGGCTTATCGATTTTATACATCATCTTGAAAAAATCAAGCATCATTCATCTCCTTTAGTGTGTGTTTCAACATCCCAACTGTTTGTATGATGTCATTCATTGCATCATGTGCCTCTAGAGGCCAGATCTACGTTATGATAGTCAAACGGCCACTTCTTTCCTACTGTAGCAAACGCTGACTCCAGAAAGTTCATGTCAAATTTTGTGTTCTGTCCAAAGATAGTGATCTCTTTACGGTCACCATTGAGTAGTCCGGTATGTTTCTTCACAAATCTCAACAGCTTGTCAATCACTTTCTCTAGTGATGGTGCTGTCTCCAAACTCTCGGGTGTAATCCCTGTGTACTCAAAGACATTGAACCCATCTTGGATTCCTCTTTCTGGATGATCTATTCTCACCAAACTTTTGAAGTGATCGATGTGACCAAGGTTGTGGTCAAGTAGAATAATACCAACCTGTGTAATCTCATTCCAATCTGGGTCTAAACCTGTAGTTTCCAGATCAACTGCTAGTAGGTACTTCATCAGGAACTTCCTCTGGTTCTGGCTCTGGAGGTGGTGGAGGGTTAAGAATAAGCTCTCGTAGTTCATCAACTAGCTTTTCGTCTTTAGCGAGGTTGGCTGCTGTGTTGGCAGCACCTTGGCCTAGACGTTCACCCTTGTATGAAAACCATGCGCCTGATTTATCTACTAGTCCAAGAAAGACAGAGATGTCTAACAGGTCGCTAGCCCAGTCGATACCTTCACCGAAGATGATGTTAAGTTCTACTGTCTTAAAAGGTGGGCCGATTTTGTTCTTCACTACCTTCACGCGTGTACGGATACCGTATTTGTCGTCATCTTTACCAAGGACACCAATACGTCTGATGTCTAGACGTTGTGAGGCATAGAACTTGAGGGCATTACCACCAGAGGTTGTCTCTGGACTACCAAACATTACGCCAATCTTCATACGGATCTGATTGATGAAGATAACACAGGTGTCTGTGTTGTGTGCTGGACCTACTAGCATACGCATTGCTTGACTCATGATACGGGCTTGAAGGCCTACATTAGCGTCACCAATCTCACCCTCAATTTCTTTACGAGGAGTTAGGGCTGACACAGAGTCGATAACAATGAGTTCAACAGCGCCTGATCTAGTTAGTGTCTCTGCTACATTCAGAGCATCCTCTCCACTATCGGGTTGGCTGATAAGTAGTGACTCTACGTCCACACCTAATGCTGCTGCGTAGTACACATCTAGTGCATGTTCTGCATCAATGAAAGCACAGGTACCACCTGCTTTTTGACATTCAGCTATAACATGAAGAGCGAGCGTGGTTTTACCAGAGGACTCGGGGCCGTAGATTTCTACAATCCGTCCTCTACCTATGCCGCCATTGAGCGCCTTGTCTAGACCAATAGAGCCTGACCTAATTCTTCCTACTTCTGGGAATGACTTAGAGTTACCAGTCATCAAGATCCCTTTGCCGAACTGTTTTTCAAGAGTCAACACAGCTGCTTCGAGAGCTTGTTCTTTGTGTTTGCCATCACCGATGGTCTTCTGGTCTTTCTTTGCTTTAGCCATTACTTATCCTTGAGTTTAAATCCGTCACAATCTTGGCCTTGATCTAACAATACGCTATGTCCAAATTCTGGGCAGTTATGATATACCTCGTCGATGTCGGTTTGATGTGTTCTAACATGTTCACACATTCCACAGCATTGAGAAGGTTGTTTTATATCCTCCGAAGCCCACCGGCCTATTTGTCTCCACATCTCAGGGTCTGCATCTGTGGGCATATAGCTAGGCATGTCATCAAGCTCTTTAGGTAGGAGTCCACGCTTGATCATCTCTTCAGTATGTAGAAGTGCCAGAAGGTTCCATGCTGCTTGGGCAAGGTGGTCCTCATCTTCGAGACCTTCCTGGTACTGATCAATGTGTCTTTTCGCACTGTCGAGGAAACGTGAGAGGGGTAATCCTTTCTCCCAGTTTCTGTCGTCGTATTTGATCGCACCTTTTCTAAATATTTCAGCCACTCTTCTGATTGCTGTGATAGGGAGGAGGTCATAGCGTCCTTTGCCATCTGTTGCTGACTGGTCTTCTTTTTGTGCTCCAGTTGTGTACGTCTTACGTGTGCCACCATCTTGTAGCTCACCCTTACGACGCGCGTTATCGCGAGCGCCGTCAGTGATGCCATCACTCATGACAATCTCCTATTATAGATGTACTTGTTTTACATGTTTAATGAGGTCCTTCAGGCTAGTGAAGGTTTGGGTGAAGCAGGCTAGAAACCAACCGGGTACATCTACTGGCTTCAGAGATGTAACTAGATAAGCAGGCTTGCCAATTTCATACGCCTTACCTACTTCATGAATGGTACCTGCGGTTTGTTCTCCCTCCCAGCGCACAATAACAAGGTCTACTGTCTCAACGAATTCCAAGTCCATCCTGATGAACTCTCTAAGGATTTCGATGTACCTAGGTAGGTTGTGTTCTTTGAGCCAACCCATATCATTCTCTCTCTTGATGTTTTTCTCTTCATCGTTAGGAATGACACAGTTGATACCAATAGCTTTGAAAGCTCTTTCGTATGCTCGACGCCAATTTAATCCTTCGTTGTGAGCATACTCCATTGGTCCTGCGAGGTAGACGTTTTTAACTCCAGTCAAACTTGTGGCGAAAGTCTTTTTGTTGGTTGCTGAATTGTATTGCATTTTGATCCCTTTTCTTCTTGGATTCCTGGATGCGTTTATCTTTAAGTTTGACGATTCTTTCCCGGAACCACTCGACATCATAATCTAGTATGTCTAACAGGTCGCGTAACGACTTGTCTACACCACCATAATCTATTCTATAGTTGTCGTCAAACAAGAAATCACAGGCAGTTTCGTAATACTTTCGCTCAATTGGAGCGCTCGAACTTGATAGACTTAAGAAGTCTCTTACTGCCTGTTCAACTATCTTGAGAATGAGATGACGACACTCATCAATGTGCGGGAGCTGTTTGCTATTATCCAATGCAGAAGCCTCTGCTCGGAATTATAGCGTAGTCTAGCTTACGAGGTCTATTGAAATCTTTTAAGTAATTTCACATGCCCCGCCGGAGCAGGCTACTTGCTCTTTCAATGTTGTGTTGTCTTCTTCCTCAAGCACCTTTTTGAGGTCGATTTCTTTGAGAAGCTTGAACATCTCTTGGTAGGTTTCTTTGTCAATTTCCTCGAAAGGTTTTTGTTTATAGTCTGTCGAATCATAAGGCAAAACTGTCAGACCGTTGTAGTGTTTGCGGTTTTCCCACATCCACTTACCAACCATGTCCCACTCATCTTCTTTTACACTAACTGTAGCAGATACGTTGTGAGTGTTTTCACCTGACTCATGACCTGGTTTGACCCATTCTATATTGAAACGCTTGATGCGTTCCAGGAGATCAGTGACTGGTTCACTACGGAATGTAGCTCCATCTGGTGCCTGGATAGGAACGGAAATAATAGATTGTGTTCCTGCTTTGAAGTAATCATCTTCTACTAACTTTGGAATTCTCTTCTTCATGTACTGGTAGATAGCTTCTGTTTTGAGTACACGTATTCTTCTGATGTAGTAGGGTGAATGCCAACCATGGATACCACTAGAGGTTCCAAGAACACAAGATGACGTGCCCTCAGGCTTAATACATGTGGTTCGTGCTGCCGCAGAAACTCCAGCAAGGGCGGCTACTCGTTTATTCTCTTCAAGGACAATCTCTGCTGCTTCCTCTAGATCGCATTCAAATATGTTACCACTAGCAATGCCTGTCATACTTACACCTAGTAGAGATTCTTTCTCTGTAGATGTTTGCCAGCATTGTCTAAGGTAATGGAAGGCTGTATAAGAAGCTTGAAGAGTACCAATGAAGGCAGCAGCAGCGGCCCTCTTGTTCAGATCAGCTTGGTCAACTATGTCTGACACATTGATAGTAGTGAGGTTACAGAATTGATTCTTACGTAGAGCAATCTCTCCACATGGATTGCAACCCCATTCCTTATCGTTAGTGAAGTAGACACCTGGTTCACCACAGCCTGAAGCTTTTACTCTTTCCCATAACTTCAAAAAGTGTTTCTTGGTGATACGATGTCGAAGTATAACGACAGAGTTGTTTGCTCTACCTCTCTGAGGATTTGATTCCCACCAGTTGCCATACTTGCATGACATCATACTGTTGTCATTCATAGAGAAGAGAGAGATAAGCGCGGCTCGTCTTATCCCTCCTGCTAAGACACCGTCTGCAATATAGCAGATCATGTCATGACACTCTAGAGATGTAAGCTGTTCTCCAGGCTCTTTACTATCAAAGATTTTTGTTAGGTTATGAATACAATCCTTGAGTGGTTGTGGTCCAGGAGCTTTTCCTCCACTAGTAACCAGAGGTGTACCCTTCTCTCTAATGTCTGAGAAGTCAAAGTCTGGTTTGGATAAACCAAAGAAGTAGGACTTTACTAATGTCTTTACAGCTTCAGCCCAACCTTCAATGGAGTCACCAATAAGAAAGCGCCGCTTTCTTTTTAGATGTGTCTTAATCTCTGGTAGTGCTTCTACATGGTGTTTCTGCACAGAGTATCCTACTCCGCTTCCACCTAGCAGAAGGAACATGATCTCAGAAAAGACCTCCCAATGATCTATCGCTGTAAAAGCACAGTTGTACTGTCGGTTAGGTGAGATCTCTATTGGCTTCCCGCCAAACTGTAGTGCCCTCATGGAAGGCAATACCTTTTTCTGATACACAAGTTCAAACACCTGTTCGATCTCATTCTTGAGGTCGGGGAACTTTTTAAGATGCATGTTCTTGTTGCGGGTGACCAGTTCTTTCCAGGTCTCACGTCGCTTCTCACTATGGAGATAGCGTGCGTATTTCATATACACAGTCAGGTCCGACAGAATGCTACTGGAAAGTTGCACGACTGTCACCTCAATTATTTATTGCATCTTTGCTAGGAGAGAATCCTTGCTCTGTTGGGTCATCATGTTGAGCATAGCTTTCAGCATTTGCTGTATCTGCTCTAGACGTTGGTTGAGTAGAGGTGGGCCATAGCCTTGGTTGATATCCTTGGCAACCTCTAAACGATGCTCTGCATACTTGTGTAAACCAAGTAGCTGGACCAGACCAGGAGCATCACCTAGTACTTCGAATACAAAGCTACCATCTGGCTTTAGTCCTACAACATAGGCACAGCTCATCTCTGGTAGTGCCTTTGTTTCTACTTCACCAGGTTGCTCTGTTTCAATGGTAACCTCTTCTTCTACCTGTGGTTCAGGTTGAGCTGGTGCTGTTGGTTGTGGTGTTGAGTCTACTGGTTTTCCTTGTGCATCTACAATCTCAGACATTGTATCCTCCAAATTAAGTTCTTTGATAATAGTTGTTAGACGTTCTCCGCTAACGCTGAGTTCGTCTTCTATATTAACCATGTATCACCTAAAGGTTTCTATTTTTGTTTAGACTGTCTAGGTACTTTGCATTACTGAGTGCCTTTGCTTCAACACTCAAGTTGATTGTTGCATTATCTACCAGTTTTCTGCAATTTGCCAGGTCTGATAGTATATCTTTCCAAAATGTGAGTTCAATCTCTGCATGAGTTTGAGCACTCTTGGTACCCTGAATTGCATGTTCTGCTAATGCTCCCAACGTATCCTTTGCTGGCAGCTTTGATCCTTTTGCTTTATACTCTGCTACCAAACTTGCGTATCTAGTTCTGTATTTATCATCGTTGGCACTCTTGCAAGCAGAGAGACGAGCTTCAGCTTCAGCTTTAAGAAAGGACGCTTCTTGATGAAGGTCCATCAGCTTGCTGTCTACTGCCTGGCAGGTTTGAGGATTTAGATCAGGTGGGAGCTTTACTTTGAAGTGCGCCTTCCATTCTGCAATAAGACTACCTGCAATAAGGTACTTACTTTTGAATGCAAGAGCGAACTTGTCATATAGTTTCTTTCCTTGTTTGAGCTGGTTGAGTAGTGCAATGGATTCTTGCGTGGTCGTGTCTTGTGCATCTTCTTCCGTCATATGTGACTCCTTTAAATGTGTGACCCCCGCTCAAGCCAGTACTGAGCGTCTGGCCGAGAAGGGGTCGTTTGGAGACGTGTGACATCTCCTGGCGGGAACGTGCATTTATATTAACGTTGTTCCTCCTGTGGTGCAACCATCTTGTTAATTTCTTTATAATTTTTTCCTATTTGTTCTAACACTTGAGGAATACTACATTTTGTCATTGGATGTGGTCGATCACCGTACGAAATTGCCTCTAATTCTTCCCATGTATTGTACTTTTCGGATTTCTTTCCGCATACATTATGAGAATCGTATGGGCATGCAGTGACTCTGCCACTTGGCCACACATGGACTTTATCTATTCCTGCACTACACATTTCACCACTGTTGTTGAATGCTTTTGATGCTTCACAACAGATGTCTGGGTACATCTGTTCAGTCTGTCCACTCACTGGTACAAGATGATTTAGCCAGTTAGTAACATGCTCTATGTTCTGCTTCTCTCCTAGTGGAGCCTTGTGCATAACTAGGTATGTTTGGTGAGCATAACGGCAGCCAATTTCTGTGGCCTTATCAATGTGAATTTTGTTGACTAACTTGTTGTAGTTCAACTCTACTCCATGCTTCTCGCAAGTTTCCTTCAAGGCCATTGCCTTTTTACCAAGAGAAGGCATGTGTGAGACAGAGAGCATAGCAACTGGACGCCAGAATTTAGCAGGCTGGAGCTTCATTACAACCTGCCATTTAAGTAGAGCTGTTGCGTCATGCACAGTAAGACAGATGTCAGGCTGATTAGGAAAGCTCTCGCACCATTGCCAAAAGTGTCTAAGCATAGCTGCCAGCTCTTCTATCTTGCTGTCTGCTACAACAAATGAGTTAAGAGAGATAGTGAACTGTTCACAACGGACTTTGTCCTGCTTAAGGAGTTGTAGGATTTCATCACTGACTTCTGCTTGTTGCTCCTGTTCTCCAGCTAACTGTACATAACAACCCTTACATCTTTTAGTACAGTTAAGGAATGGTTGCCACATAATGTGGTTGATGCTTACGATACCAGGTATCTTAATTTGCATTAGTCGTCCAAAATTCCTTCGTACTGTGCGAACTCACCGCCAGCTTTGTCATGCTCTTCCTCAGCCTGCTCTTTTTTGGTCTTTACTACCTCGTCAAGGTTATCTAGATCACCCTTTAGGTCTAGTTCCTTGCCTCCCTTGGTAGTAACCACCTGATTACCAGGAGAAGCTGCTGCTTCAGCAAGTGAGCTTGCATAGCGGGCTTTGTCTCGTGCCCACTCACGAATCTCATCAATGTTTTTCTTCATGACCTTGGCAATAACCTTGGTGTCCTTGATGGCACCTAACAGTTCGAATTGGCTGATGTCCTTCTTCTTGGTTCTGAAAGCACGAGCGATGGCTTCCTGAATTGCCTTTTCCAACTCAGAGCCTGTGAAGAGATGAGTGGCGTCTACGAGGTCATCCATATTGATGTCTAGCTTGTCTGGGTCACGACCTCTCTTCATCATATGGATGCGGAGAATCTCAGCACGTTCCTCCTTCACTGGTAGGTCAACAAACATTGTCTCATTGAACCTTCGAATAAGCTCAGGTGGTAGCGCCTGAATATCATTTGAAGTAGCGATGGTGACAACGCCATCCATTCTTTCTTCCATGGCTGTTAGTAGTGTACCGAACACACGAGCTAACGTACCACCGTCTGAGAAGTTAGAAGACTTTGTACCTGACAGAGACTTTTCAATCTCATCAATCCAGAGAACACATGGTGCGATAGCTTCGACCTGAGAGATAACCATTCTCATCTTTTCTTCTGAACCACCGACGAGGCCTGTCATGACCTTACCAACGTCTAGCCTAAGTAGTGGGAGTCCCCAACAGCTAGCGATAGCCTTTGATAGCAAGCTCTTACCAGTACCTGGTACGCCTGTGAACAAGACGCCTCGCAGAGGCTCTACACCGTACTCACGAGCTTCTGGTGTGAACTGGTCACTGTAAGTGTCGAAGTACTTCTTGGCTGAATCTAGTCCACCAACCTCATTCATGGTTGGAGACTGTTCGATGTACTCCAAAATGTCACCGCGTTGAACAATCTGCTTCTTCTCACGCAGGAGCTTTTTAGCATCGATTCTATTCAAGTGACAGATACTAGTGACAAGTGCGTTGTCTACTTCCAGTTCAGTAAGACCCTGGAGAGCTAGAGAGAACTCGTTGTATTCCTCATCATTATATTCTAGTTTGGTGTCTACCTTCTTTCCGCTGTGGCGCTTCTTCATATGAGCTACTGACATACGGACACGTTCTTCGATTGCATCACGGTCAGGCAGTTCGTAGTTAAGTACCATTACCTGCTTGTCAAGAGTAGGCTCCATGCCACCCTTCTGTCCTGATGGACCGTGAGCTAGCATAGGTGAGACAACAATGAGAGCCTTCTGTTTTTTGATAAGAGATTGATACATGTCTCGCATGATACGAGGAACGGGCTGAGAGAGAACAGTGTGCCAGTCCTTCATGATCCACACACTGCCCTTTTTATCCTTTGCGCGCTCATATTCATCAATCAGAGCTAGAGCGATACCTGGCTGTTGTGAATCTTTGAAATCACCAGTAGCATGCTTGACCTTCTCTTTAGGGTCATACCTGAGCAAGCCTTGGTTACAACTCCAGGTCCATAGCTCTTTATTTTGACTTTCAGTGACCTCTTTATGCAGGGTCTTGATGAAGCGGCGCTGCTCATGAGTACACACCCAAACATAAGGGATGTGTGCTTTAAGGAGAGAGGTGATGTGGTCCAGAGTACTGCCGAATTCGATTGATTCTTGAGGGGACACGTTCCAGCTCCTTTATCTTTTGACCAGCTATTATGCTGATCTTAATTCTAATTGCTACTTCCTTAACTAATCTAGTTAACGCCTCTTCGGCTACATCAAGAAGTATCGTTTTTCCTATTGCTAACAAGTGTTACCTCATGTACTCCTAGTACATCCATCGCTATTCTGATGGTGTACAATTCTCGGAATGTTAGGTGGACGGTCGCTTTGCTATCAGCTAGCGGCTCGTTGCTAATTTCAATTAGCTTACCACCTTTGGTAACTTGAAAGCAACTTTCTTGACCTGCTTCTTCTGTTATTTTCTGTAACAATAACAGTTGTCTATGATTCAGGTTAGGCAAATGTTGTTCTTTAATTGTTAACCCTGTTGGACGAAACAGGTTGCTATCTAGTTCTGTTTTGACTGTTTTTAGTTGTTGTATTGCTTCAGCTCGCCACTTAGTGTTTTGTTCTTTACGAATTAGTTCTGATAGATGAGGTAATTCATATAGTTTTATATTGGCAATAGGTTTTTCATTAAGAAGTCTTTTTACATTATTAGATGCCACTTGGCCAAAAGCTATCACAATACTGTCTTCAGTTATCACATCTTGAACTTTAAACGAAGGAAGATTGTAGTATTTACCTCCTTCTGTGGCTAGTCCAACCCATTTGGCAGCACGGGCAAGCTGTTCTTTTGTAGCCTGATATGTGATAACAATCACTTTGTACATGACTACTCCACTACACTTGCCAGTCTATCCAAGAAAAGAAGGTCTTCCTCTAGAGCGTCTACCTGCCAGGGGATTGCTACCTTAGTGCTACAGTGTTTCTTCCCATGAATGGCGCGAACCTTTTTAACCCACCCCTTATCCAGTCTTATCAAATTGTGAGAGACAACGCGACTGATATGCTTAGGGACATACCCCAAGATCATATCAGTTACTCTGTTATCATTGCCTTGCATGAAGTTCTCAATATGAAATGGATGTTCTGCGATTACAACAACTGCATTAGGATCATACTGATTTGTTTGTTCCAGCTCTAATCTAACACGAGTAATGGGTTTCTTGAAACCAAAAGGAAAGAGATACTTGTCTAGTTCTTCTGGTTTATCTACAATCATTTGTGCATCAGCAAACAATCGTGCATGATGTTGCTGTACAGGTTGACCTTGACAGGTCTTTGTGTAACCAGCTACGTAAAATTCAAAGTACTGGTCTTCAAAGTTTTCTCTAATACCTTTCTTGGAGTCAACCAAGTGCTTGATGATTCCTGCATCATTCATTAGTTGCTATTCTTTTTCTCAGTTTCTTTGATTTCTTCTGTGGTTATATCTTCAATGCCCATCTCTGTTAAATCATCTTGATGGAGTGAACCCTGTCTGAGCATCTCACGTACAATTTCCTTTGGATCTACCCCGTGCGCAGCAGCTTGCATTGTCATATCATTAGCTTTGCTGATACGGTCATACATATCGATGTCGCTCTGTGTTACTGGTTCCTCTGTGGTATGAATCTTAATGTTCTTAGCCTGTAACCACTTCACCAAATAGAACGAGACTGTCATCATATGAATGAGACCAACTCTTATGTGTTGTTGACTAAGCATGTAAGTAGCAAAACCTTGTCCCATCAGCTTAATCATCCCACCCACTACTGCTTGTGACATCAATGGCATGATCTGTTGCTTACAAACATTACCCTCTTCTTCCTTTAACTTATCTCCAATGAACTCAGTAAGTTTTTCAATTGTTTCTCGTACTGGTATCTCATCACCATCTTCATCTCGTAGCTGAATACTCATTCGCACTTTTCTCTTTCGGTCAATCATTACAATGCGAAACAGTTCATCAGCAGTTGCGCCTGGGTCTTCAAACATATCTTCTCCCTTATATATCTTGGTATTCTTTCCTTTGTCCTGTAGGCATTGCTTTCAGTACTTCTACCCACTTCCATTTACTGTGGATAGTCATGAATACACCACCACTCTTGGTACGCATACCATATAGCTCACCGATACGGATTTGTACACTTGTGCCGGGAGTGATAGCTTCGCGAGCAGCTTCTATTTCTTCGGTAGGTACAAGGAGGGAGACGCGTACTAGATGCCTTCTAGGTTTATAGGGATCTTTGACCCACAAGTCGAAGTTGAGGAACACTCCGTAGGGGCCTTGTCGCTCGACAATTTTGCAGTCTTTAGGGATGACTCCGTTGCCGCTGGTTGTGAACATGCTTTCTCCTCTCCATCTTTGATTTCAAGTAGTTTTTCAGCTAGTTCTACTAGCAAAGTATCTTCAGTAAAGGTTATATGTTTTGCATCTACTTTTGGAAACTTAAAGAGCATATCAAGAATGTCATTTGCTAACTCCCAATTATCTTCAGAAATTATATTTGATGGTGGAGTGTCTGTTTCAATCATCTCTTTAATCCAAACATTAGTGGTACAAACACATAACATCTTAAAAGCTAGCTGATATTGGAGAACCTGTTGTGCTGCACTGTATAAAGCTAACAGTTTTGCTCTTATCTCACCTTTGGTAGTTAATCCCTGGTTAGTGGTAGGACGATGTCCTGGTCCTGTAACTGAGTTCATCCAGTACCAGACTTCGTTTTCTTTACAAGCTGTTACACAACGAATTGTCAATGCATTTCGTGGTATAGTACGTTTTGGAGAAGAACGATGTGTGAGTTGGTTTTCAATACTATCCAAGCGTTCACGCTGTTCCTTAAGCTCAGCGAGGATGTCTGTTAACAACGTGGTATTCTCATCCATCGTTCTCTCCTTTTGTTTTACCAGGCTAGTGCTGCTGGGATTACTCTACGCATACAAGACTGCAAAATGCGCGTTTCGTCTCCCGATAGTGGTACCATATGTTTAGTTGTGTTACCTTCAGCGTCTTTCATCATAACGTTAACAAGACAACCAACCTTAATACCCTTCGGAGATGAAATAGAAAGGTGCTTCTGGACCTTCCCTGCTGTAGCGCTCTTTGCGCCGGGATCGTGCATGATCTTTACATCTGGTTGTAGTCCTTCCAGGACCATCAATAGCTTACCCATGTCGTTAATAGATAGAGCCATGACAATCTTTTGTTCCCAGTCATACACGTTCTTGCCTGAGGCGCTTGTTATCTCCAAGAACAGGGCACCTTCACGTGATGTGAGGTCGTCCTTGGTAAGACCTGGATTGTTTTCAAGCCAATCCTTTGGAATATACTTCCCATCATAATTCCTGAGTTTTGGATTGCTCTTCACATAGTAGTGAGGTCTCTGTAGGTTAAACTGGAGGGCTCCGTTCTTTCCTCCTGCGCCTTTGTAAAAGGCAAGTTGCAATGGATTCATAGTCATAGTATCTACTCCTTATTCTTATCAGCGAATGTGCTGAGCTTAGGCTGTTTGATAAAATCCTTCTCCCAATCAGTAATCAACAGACCTTGTAGCATAAGGCCTGTGTCTATTGTTGGGTCTTGATAATATGCTTGTCTTAGTTCTTCGACGTGTGGACCCTTCCCTTTGAAGCCTGCGATTGAGGCTCCTAGATGATAGAGAAGGTTACCAGAGAAGACAACCATTTCAGGCACAGTAAGTTTGTGCTTATTGATCAGCTTCATAACTTTAGTGATGAGTTTACTAACTTTTTTATCGTCGGTGTGGGATGTGGTTGGCATTATTCACTCTGTTATCTTTGGTATCCATTCGGAATTACATGCAAAGCATACCATAGTTTTAAAGAGACCACTACCAAAAAAAGCATTCTTTTTTATTCGAGTACCATCAGATAACTTAAGAACTTGATCGTTAGACATAAAGTGCTTGATAAGGATAATGGGATGTAATGTGCCACAGGCAGGACAAGATTCTGTATCTTCATCACTACACATAATGTTATTGAGACGTGCTTCTAGATCTATATCCATATAAGTAAGGTACTAGGCTAGTTCTATATGATCAAGCCTATCTTCAAATGGGTCAGCATCTTCTATTGTTTGAGCTTTCTTCATTAACTTGTCGAGTGCCTCTTTTGTTTTCTGGCTCAACCCTCCCTTATTACTCACTGTACATGGACACTTTGTCTTATGCCATGCTGTACACGAAAAGAATGTACCATGTTTGCCTGTCTTGAGTTGCATGGGAGAGCCACATAGTACACATGTTTCCTTAGCTGCATGACTATTGTAGTCAGGTTGTTTTTGTATCAGATATTTGACGACTTGTTTATGTTGTGCGCGGGCCATCTTTTCTGAACCACTATATAACATACGATCTTCGGATTCTGTGCTTAGCCAAATTGTTCTTGTTCTGAATGGCGCGTTACTTATTCCTAACCACTCAGTTAATACAATAGCATTGCCAACACGTGTAAGGTCTACATTACTATAGCTGCGACTGTTCTGGAGTGCACACCAGTCATTAAAAAGAAGGCTCTTTCCCTCTCGGTTCATGAATTGCATTAATTAACCTCAGAAGGATCCAACAACTCTTCTTTCAAGTCCTGAGCATCATAACCCTGACCAGTAATATCAAACTCTTCCCATACAACTAGTGAATTACTTGTAGCACCTGTTGCTTCTATTAATTCTTGTACACACTGAGGGTTAGCACATGTTACAAGAAGGATAGTTTTGCCATCGGTACGATGACCAAGACGTAATGACCAGTTGTTGCCTCCGCAGGATCCACAGTTGTAGCCGATAGCTTCAGTGGTAGGTTCGATTGACATATGATAGCTCCTAAAGGAGCAAGGCAAGGCAGGTTTTATGACTCACATCTTCAATAGTTGGTAAGATGTAAGCCCTTTCGTTTAAAATATATGTTAGTATATTCGTCATCTATGGCAGTCTACTTGCAGATGGTCATCTGATAACCCCTTGAGTTAATCCGTGCAGATAGATATAAAAGTTTATAATCTTTACGGTTAAGCTTGGATTGTTTATCAGCATCTGGTTTTGACTCAGACCCTTACCGATGCAAGAAAGGGTTTCCACTTTCTTTAGCTCGTGGGCAGCTATTTTAGACCTTAGTCTCCTTCTCCATCAAATTTTATTCCACATAGTGGACATATATCAGCTTCTGTATCGCTAGGAAGCAGGAAAGTTCCTTTGCAAGTAGAACATACTGCTGCATCCTGGCTAGCTTCGTCTTCCTCTTCTTCGTCCATAAAATTTGGCTCAAAGAATGAAGATGTCATTGTCTATCCTTTTTTCTTAGCTGGAATGTGTCCAACTACTTCGTCAACTAGACCATGTTTTAATGCTTCCATAGCTGTGAACCAGTGGTCTTCTCCATTCAAGAACTTCTCTTCAATTTGTTTCTTGGTAGTGTATTTGCTATGTTTAATCCAAAACTTAATATCCTTCTCATGTTCATCCTCCATCATTTTACTGATGGAAGCCAATCCTTTTCTATCGTTTCTTCCAAACATAAACAGTTGTGCCCCGTGTACCATAATGGAAGTATTGGGAGCACATAGTCTCTTTCCTGGTGTACCACAAGACAACAGACAAGCGCCAGCGCTAGCACAGTCTCCTAACCCTGTAGTACACACATCCATTCTAATCCACTGCAAGAGGTCGATTAGCGCCCACATTTCAGGTACGCTTCCGCCACATGAATTGACCATAATCTGTATATCTTCTTCCCACTTTGGATCCAAGTGCTTAAGCAGTACATCTTGTTGGATAGCCAGTAAGGAATCTGTCTCAATCATATCTGTGATGTAGTAAATACCCTTCTTAGTTAGTTCTTCTTTAGGGTCAGTATAAAAACTGTCATCAAGATAGTCACTATGACTTCTCTTTTTTGAATCTTTATCTTTCTTCTTAGCGACCTTCTTCTTTTTAGGCTTCTTCGTAGACTTCTTTGAAATCATTAGTGCCTCACGGAAGTGCTTTTTTGATAAGTTGCTGAATGTGTGGAAGAGCTACTGCTACTCCACTGCCTGGTACTGGTGTACGACTAGTTAGACTTTGCGTATAGGTTCCATATTGGATACCTATTATCTCTTGGTGTTGATTAAATAACCCTCCACCTGAATTACCATAGTAGTTAGCTGCACACGTGATAAACCATTGAATACCTTTACGTTTTTCTACATAACTAAGACAACATTTAGATACATTACGCTCGCGACGTTGGAGTGCTCCTATCAACCAGATATTTGATCCTATTTCGGGCAGTTGTTTAGCTATCTTAACTGCTGGACCATTTTTTGCTTGTGGAATAACACCTACAAGCAAAGCAAGATCAGCTTTTTCGTCTTTGGCTAAGACAAATGATGGTACAACTTTACCTGTTTTCTTTAAACCCACTAGAATAAGTGCTGTAGGACCTTGTACTTTATGTACTGCCTTAACTACATGCCATGATGTAAGTGTTACAATTGGCTTGTGTTTGAGGTTTTCAATCAATACTGCGGAGCCTTTAATTCTTAGATGGCCGTCTATATCTGTCAGAATAGAACGACTAGCGTCGTATGCTTGTTTGATTCGTTTATCTATTTTGTAAGACGAGAGTGTAACGTTATGGATAGTACTGAAAGAACGTGTCTTATAAGTATTAGCTTTGGTACAACTAACTAATAGAACACCACCAAAGACTAGTGTCATAATTGCTAATATTGCTAGATATGGACGTAGTTCTTTCACTGTTCCTCTTTTTGGGAGGTTAAGTTATTCTCTTGAATGTAACAAGGCCAGTCTTACGCATGACCTTGATCTCCTCCCATTCACTTACTCCGATTTCACCAGTTTTGCGTTCGTTGTTCATATTTTCTTCTAGTGGTGCCATTGCTGCTAGGTCAGGTACTTCTACCCAACCTTCTTCATCGTCAGCAGCTAGCGCTCCGCGAACCCATTTTCCATCCAGGAAAACCAGGGTCACTGAGAAGTCTAGATCACTGCTTGTGATTCGCATATTTCTTCCTCTTAGACTGTTTGTCCTGCCAGCGTTTCTTCTTTGCTTTCCAGCGGCGCTCGCGTTCTTCCTTGTATTTGGGGTCTTTCATTACTTTACCACAAACACAGCACTCTTGCTCCTTGTTAATAGGACCTTGATTCTTGTACTGTGTCCATACTTCGACCATGTTGCCAGGACAGGACTTGCGTGTACATTTACGGCCAGAGCCTAATTCCTTCATGTATTGTAGGCTTAACCCATTGATTTGATTAGTACGGTGTTTGTTTGCTCGTGACATGTACGTTCCTTTGACTCTAAGTATAGTAAATTACTCAGAGAGGTCAATGTGACCGAAACGTTCATCCACATCACTTTCTTTCATTTTCTGGATTGCTTTCTTATAGCCTACCTCGAATCCTTTTTGAAACTCTTCTGATAGGTCTTCAGTATTATAGATAGGACCTGCCAGTATAGATCGTGTACTCATTTCAGTAGGGAAAGAAGTACATGCTTGAGCTAATATCATAGGGGTAAACGTATCTAGGTTTCTTGCAAAATTCATTAGTGCTTCTTGCATGTTATGCATATTGTCAGGAAGTTTTCTTGCAGCTGTATCTAATGCTTCAGCAATTTTTTCTACTGTTTGTACATGTAAGTCTACAAGTTTGCGACGTGCTGCCTCTAACTCTACCTTATGGGTAGTGTTAGTAACCTCCATTTCAGGACCAGAAATGCGAGCATGCATAAAGGCGTTGACCCATGGGAAGTCAGCGTTACGTAGTACCGTAATTACAGCTTTAATTAGCTCTGCTTCTTCTTTTTTCTCTCCCCATGCATGAGCATCCTTAAGCTCTTGAGCTACAAGCTTATCGCTTTTCTCTTGTAGTTTTTGACGTTGTATAGTTCTATTTTTATACCATTCTGTTAGTTCTTGCGCAGACATGATTCCACCATTTTTTCAATACGTTTTTGAGTTCGCAATATTCGCACATCATATTGTTTGTTGTGCCAATTATTATGTCTCACCCAATGGGACTTGTGACTATGTTTACCCACACAACCTCTCTTTTTTAAGTAGAGTAGGTAAATACCAGTCTTGATGTTATGTTTTAGTTGTTGTAACTTCTTAACATTCTTGCACCATGGAGCATAGTTAACAGATGGACAATGTATCTGCATCAGTCCATGGTCATGTGTGTTCTTATTGTGTGCACCCTTATAACCTCTACTTTCGTGGTGGATAACTGCTATTACAAGCAGAGGATTAATATCATACACCTGTGAATAGTGAAGAACATGTTGGGCGATTGGTTTAACCGAAGACAATGGCGTTCCTAGTTGCAACAAGGTACAAACCATTATACCTAAAGGATTCATTTGTCTGTTCCTATCCAACTACTGTAACGATTAAGATACCATGCTGCAGGTTGCTTAGTGAGATCTGTTTGTTTCTTTGGCACAGTATACCCTAACAGTCGTGCGGCCTCCTTCTTTTCTTTATGGTCCACAAGTGCTACTTCAGTAATTACTACTTTATAAACAGGGCTAGTCTTTGTAGGTTGTCTAACTACAATTCCTTCACAGAAATATGTAAGACCCTTCGGATCACCCTTAGCATGTGCATGAAAGTATACTCCAGCACCTAGCTTAAAAGCATGCTTAGGAGATAGGCGGGCCGGGGTAGCTGCTTTGGTCATGTATTTCCTTCCAACGTTGCTTTCTCTTCTCAAAATAATTTAGGAATTTCACCTTCTGTAGGTGATTAACCATACCTACATAGTTAAGTTTACCTAGCATGAGTGGTCCCAGCGAAGTGCCCTGTCTTGCATACGTATCCAATTCTGCTCTGAGCTTACGCTTGTATGCTTTACCCACACCTGGTGTACTATTAACACCTACTCCTGTTACTATCTGTGGATGATTGTCTCTATATAGGACAACACTCTTCTTGTGGTTGGTTTTGTAACCATGCTTTTCAATGATAGCATTAACAGCCTTCTGTAAGCCAGGTGGGTATTTGTTTCCACTAAATGTAAGGTCATCCATATATCGTGTGTAACCCATGTCCATCATCCAAGCTATTGCTTGGAGTTCGATATCAGCTGTGCCAAAACATATACTAGAGACTAGAGGGCTTGTGGGTGCGCCTGTTGGTAGTCTAATCTCTCCTTTGATCTTCTCTATAAACATAAAACTAGCTGCATGCTCTAGCAATGCAAACAGTTCATCTGAGATTCCTTTATTTGCATCTAAAGCTTTCCAGTAGTGAGTTAGTGTAGTTGAAGGGAAGAAGGCTTTCACATCCATCTTCACAATGACTTTACTATCTACATGATAGTAACCATTAGATACTGCATCGTTAATTCCTCCTAGTCCGTAAACATAGGGAGAACGGGGGAGTTGTTGTAGTAGGGGAAGGAGTGCCCGCTGAATGAACTTAAGTTGTGGCTTGGGTTCTTCAATGATACGTGTTTTACCATTTGCTTTTGGGATTTTAAATGTGTTATATGCTTTCGATGAATTTGGGTTCCATGGTGCCATTATATTGAGAATATTATGCCACAACTGTAATCCATCTGCTGTGAGCTGTAATTCTATCACAGGTGTTTTAATATGATTGTAGAGAGCAATTGTTTTTGCACTTGTTGTTTTCATTCTCATCTCTCTGTCTTTGGTAGGTAGTAGGTCGTTTCCCTAGGCCTAACCTGCCTCTCCACCATAAGGGTGTCCAATCAGATTTTCAAGACGTGGAACGTCTTCAGAAATCTGACTCCACTTCGTGACCGTGGTCTCTCTTGCGTAGCGTGAGACGAAAGTTTTCTTCGTCTCGTAGTGTAGCAATGTGAGACCGTTGTCACGATGTGGTATCTTCAGCTCTTTTTGGCTCTTCTCTGAAGAGCGAAAGAGTTGAAGATGGTAAACCAAGGTGCTCACCTGAGTTTACCCCAAATACCATGTCTGAACCGAGTCGAATCAACCAGGTTTTGTGCCCAGATTCCTATAGGTCACTGGGCTTTTTGTTTATAGTTCCTTGTCAATGAGAGCCCTAAGTTTCTTCACTAGCAAAGGGCCAACGAGCCCGAGTAGTAGCCCACCTACTCCACCGATTAGTAGTCCTGTCAACATGTTGTCACCTCCTGTGTGGCCAGATCTGACACTTCTTTAGATGCTTTGGTAGCATTATAGTGACAGACCCTTTCTTCTTTATGGTAACACGCTTGTAGTGTTTAAAACCCTGTTGTGATCTATCATAGTCACACTTGAGTTCTACATCTACAGTAATAGAGTAAGGATTATTGATAGTTAGTTGGATAGGAGGGTCTGGTACTGCAGCACTTCCAGCGAAGATTCCAAGAGCTGCAAATACCAGAAGCGTAAGAAAAAGTGTATGCCAGTACATTTACTTCTCCAGCTCTGACATCCAATAGACATAACTAGTCCACTGCTCAGGGATAGAGCCACGGGTAGTGATAGTGAATACAGGAACCCAATTTGGCTGCTCAGGTTGCTTACGCAATCTCATGCCAGCTTCTCTAGGTGTTCTATTAGCCTTCTTAGCATTACAGTCACTGCAGCAAGAAACAATGTTTTCCCATTGTGTCTTTCCACCACGAGACTTTGGAACAACGTGGTCGTATGTAACATCACTGAGACCTAGCTTGCACTTACAGTACATGCACTTCCATCTGTCTCTCGCAAGGATGTTATGCCTGGAGAACTTAACCTTCTTCTTGTGGCGTCTGAAAAGCTTAACTAAACGAACTACTGCAGGCATCTTAATAACCCAAGACCTACTACGTAGTACTTTGTCCTTGTACTCTTCAATAACCTCTACCTTCCCTAGTGTGAGTAGGGTTACTGCACGCTGCCATGAGATGGTAGCGACTGCTTGGTAGCTTTGGTCAAGTAGTAGTGTGTTTGTCATGGGGCACCTCGCCTTCTCAGAATCTCCATCTGAAATTTACATATGGTCCGTGACCTGTTTCCTCTTTCGCCTTGAGATATTCATATCTATACCTCGAATATGTAAATTGATGACCGAGTAGCAGACGTGCATGTTTGTTCAGTGGGATTTGTACAGTGATATAAAGATCAAACGCACCCCATCTTCTCGGCATACAAATATGGACGGGCTTCAGCCATTTCTTTTTCATAGGCTTAAAGCACCATCCAGTTGTTTTACTCCATGATTTAGCGTAGTAATGACGCAGTTCACGGAATGATCTTGCTTCGCTGCTAGTTGTAAACAACAATAGCACAGTCATAATTAGTGCTAGCATACGAGCAGTTTTCATTGAACGCCCGACAGGATTTGAACCTGCATTGATCTCGGTTCGTAGCCGAGTGCCTATCCAGATTAGACTACGGGCGCATTATTTTAAATTGATCAGGCATTTCATGATGTACTGCTTCTACAATATCATGAAAGCTAATATCATGCATACTTAGAATACCTCTTGGAAATATTTCCTGGTATACCATGGTAGCGACTGCTGCGACAACATACCCTGTCGCTTGGGCCATAGCTGAGATGTCATTCTCCTTATCGTAGTCCCATCTGTACCATGTACAAGGTGGTTGTTGATCATACCTTACTCCTAGTATAACAACATCTGGTATCAACTTAGACACACGAGGGAAGATTTCTGACATGGTACGAATCGCGTCACTCTTTTCTCTCCACAAAATATGCTGTTTGAGAAACTTAAAGTGACTTGTTGGTCTCACTGTCTTGTAGGTTAAAGTCTTCAGATTATTTACAAACATTTCAGGAGTAGACGACAGTCCACCTGATGTATATGCTGCTTCCATTGGCCAGAGATGAGAGATGGTAAGCCCAAGAGCTTCAATATACTCTATGTCATGTAGTGTTGGTACTCTTCTTAAACACCCTCCTAAAATTACCTGTGCAGTACCCGTCAGTTCCTGATAGAGCCCTTCTGGACTAAAAGATAGGGCATGACCGAAGTCAGGTTCACAGATCGATTGTGTGGCTCTCAGGCCTCCACAGTAAATCTCTACATGTTGTTTGCCTTGGAGTACAGCTTGAGCAGCAATGGATGAGACTATACCTGGGGCTAGTCCACAATCAAGTACTCGTGTAAGGAAGTAGGGACGCTTACGTCTACGTGCAAGAGCTGTACAGGCGTCGTCTCCACCGAGATCGATGAATCCGATGGCCCCCATGTGTTCTGCTTGATAGACCAGCGCATCATTCTCTTTTGGACTCAAACAACTAATGATTACTGAGCCTTTAATTAATGGTTTGTAACGAGCAGTAAAGGCTTGGAAACGTCCTTGCCATCCAATGTATTTATCACTGACAATGTGTGATCCTGCTGGATCAATGGACACTACCATCTGTTCTGTGCTTTGTCTTAAGAATTTGACAATTGCACGGCCTGTGGCCCCTGCTCCACCAAGTACAATGTATGACATGTATGGCTCCTAAACATCTGATGCACTACGTTGATTTAGGAAATCACGTTCGCAAGCAAAGACGTACTGTTCAGTTTTTCTCTCTCCTGCTGATAGAACTTGCCAGTGATTTTCCCAATTTCCATGCTTATTTTTAAGCCGTAAGTACTTACCTACTACAGCGTATTTTTCAGGTAGCCATGTTGTTGTTAACACCCATCCATGATCAGAAGATGAAGGTCGTCTTACATTACATTGACGATAGAAGACATCTTTGCTGCCTCCTGTGTACGTTTCACAGATAGTCATTTTGTACCCCAACCAGGTGTCGAACCTGGGTCTCAACCTTAGGAGGGTTGCGCACTGTCCGTTGTACTATTGGGGCGCTAGTTTGCTTCGTTTGTAATACCTCGAAGCTCTTTGTTGTTCTTGTAGAACCAAGTAACCATTTCATGGACGCGCTCTTCTTTTACTCCAGATTGCATAACATTCACCATTAGTAGAGAGTAAAGTGTATCAAAAAAGAGAGATGTGCGCTCACTATCTTTCAAATCTCCCTTTTCTTCCATCAAGATAAGTAAAGTTTTATGCATGATTCTAGATAGTTTTTTAATTACACCTTTGTAGCTACCTTGAGCTACTGACTGTGATCTATCATTTAACATGCTAATTCCTTGCGGAAGGTAGAGGAATCGAACCCCAAGCCTTGCAACTCCCCAGGGGTTCAAACCCTGTTGCCAACCATTTAGCGGTACCTTCCAATCGCGAGTGCTCTGATCTCTGAGCTATCCCTAGTCAATGTCTGATAATCCTAAAAGGATTCAAGGTGCGTAACACAATCAGATATTTTCTAGAGAATTGGATTCAAACCAATGACCCCTCGCGTGTGCGACTACTGAGAATCGAACTCAGATTACAGACATGGCAAGCCTGTGTCCTACCATTAAACGACAGTCGCGTTAAATATTTTCAAGAGCATCTAGTCTTTCACACAGATCATCATCTGTTTGATACAAGTGGAGGTCACATGCTCTCGTTGCTTTTGTAGTTCTGTCTCCATCATACAATACAAAGACGTAATCATTAGTGACTTTTGCTATCCATCCAAGTTCTCTTGGTGGTCCCTTATACTCTACATCTCTACCTATATTTTTCTTGGCTTGTTCTAGTGTCATCTTGCGGAAAGGACTGGAATCGAACCAGCTGGGCCTTGCAGCCCTAACACGCTTCCAACGTGCTTGCGTACCTTACACATCCCTTTCCAAGTGGTCTAGCGCTAGTGTTACCTAGGCACCCCGCTCAAGACTTCGGTCCCTCGACCGAGGGGCTTTGTTGACCACAGAGCCTGGCGGCTAAGACAGGAATCGAACCTGCTGGGCCTTTCAACCCTGACTGGTTAGCAACCAGCTCCCGTACCTTACGAGTCCTTAGCCAATGTCGTAGAGTTAGCTTTTCAGTGCACAACCAACTCTACTCAGGTTATCTATCAGGTTTCCTCTGTCAGGCTCTCTTGTTTAATAGAAGCTCTCTCCTTAATCGGATTCTTCTGGGTCTATTTATGCCTGCGTTTATCTGTAGTGACCAGTTACAGAGCAACATGTGGGCGCGGCAGGACTCGAACCTGCGATGATTAACTGGATGTAACCCAGCCGCGTTCGCCGCTCCGCTCACGCGCCCTCTTGTTCTCCAAACATTGCTACATAGTATTCTTTAATTTCTTCTGTTGTCAACTTACCTAGTATTTCTGTATGTGTATGTGCCATGAGAGGAAAGAGATGACGGGGTAGGCCACTGTGTTGTGTCTCTGCCCACGCTATTTTACTGATCATTTCTACTCTAGTCATGGTACTCCACCCAGGAATCGAACCCGGCGTATTGCATTTAGTGCCAAGACCATTCGTATCCATCTTGGATTCTTTGTTTTTCTTTAGATGTGTCGCCAAGTACTTCTCTGGCATTGTTTACTTCTCGTGTATCAACCCAGCCAGTCTTTATATCTAGGTGATAAAGCATAAGCTCATACAGTGCTTGTCTAAGTTGGGCTATTTCTTGGTCTTCCATTTTGTCTCACTAATTCTTCTAGCACGGGTGACAGGACTCGAACCTGCATGTCGTCGGGGTAGAAACCCGATGCCTATCCATTAGACTACACCCGCATGTAGCTTGCGATGGCAATTAGAACACAGTACATCGCATTTTTTGATCTCTTCCAAAATTCTTTTAATGCTGTATGAGCTAGCTACCATTTTGCTAATTGTTTCATCTTTCTTCTCTGCGTCTCGATGATGAAAATCTAAACAACAGGATTCTGCTTCTGGGCATTTCATACATGATAATGTTTCTTTGTATGATTCATACCATGCTTTGATTTTTTGTTTGTTAGCTTTAATCCATTCTTTTTGTCTGTTTGGATTCTTTGAATACCAAAGACGTTGGTACGCTCGTTTATCTTCTATGTTTTTGTAAGTCATGCCTTATTCTACAACAAGGTTTCTAAATCTACAACAGATTAGAAGTCTAGCATGGCTTCCTTACCGTGGAGCATTGAGAGTCCGGTCGGAGTCGAACCGACGTTGCTGGGGTTGCAATCCAGTGCCTAGCCTCTTGGCGACGAACTCAATCACGGTGTCGCATTTTGTGTCTTACATACAATACAACACCGAGTACTGCTATACCAAGTACAATCTTAAGGATTGTGAGGATCATAAATGTTTAAGTCTCCGAGATCTTTATCACTTTGCTTTGGAGGGATTGACCAATCCCAATTTGGTACGCTTCAACCATATTCTCCACAGTTAGAGTCAGTTATTACTGGTGTGTCTACGCTAGCATCTTTTGGATGAATTACCCAGCTCCATGGTTGATCAGTATATTGTATTGATACTGCATCAGGCCTTGTGTCTGATCGTGGTTGCCAGTTATCTCCACATCCGTTACACATGAAGAAAGATAGGCATGAGATGATAACACCTAGCCATTTCATGGTTACTTCAATCCAAAAGATGTGTAAGACATGTTACTTGCTGCTACTGCCTTCCATTCCCATTCATCCTGAACCCATGCTTTGTAATTATCAGCAGTCAATTCGATCTCTTCATCTTGTGCCATTGTTAACATACCAATGACTTGGTCATATGAACTAGTATAAGTTACAGGAGTGGGGAGATGAAAATTAAGCCATGTACTATGATGTCCAGCTAGTTTGTTAGCCTTAATCAGCCGTGCTCTCTTTCTCAATTGCTTAACACACTCAGCGGTATATCCTTCCATAGCTACCTTATACTCTTCGCTATGTTTTTCTCGGTTCTCTTTTAGAACCAAAAGTAACTCATCTACCTTAACAGTAACTTCAAGATTTACATTTTGAAACATGTTCATCTCCTTTGCAGATCACCGGAGACTCGAACTCCGCTTCCAGCCGGTTTTGGAGACCAGCGAGCTTACCCTGAGCGTGATCCATTTAATTAAAATATTTTCTCATTTCTTCTATTTTCTGAAGATTTTTCTCTGCTTTTTCAATGTCTTTTCTGAACTCTCCTTCCATCATATCAAGCATTGAAACACCTTCTGCAATGGTGATACAAGTTCTCAACATTTCATGGATTTCTTTAAAGACTCTAAGTACTAGTCCAAAAGGAATAGCAACTAGTAACATCAAGATACATGCTAGTCTGTAAGCCCAGTTTGTCTTAGTCATCTTCTTTCTCCCACTCTCGGTATTTACTTGCAAGTATATTCCATGCCTCATCATGTGTTATTTTGACTGGTATGAATCCACCGCGTTTGTCTTCAGTAGTATAGTCAACCACTAATGTCCAACCCTTATACCAGATGGGACCATCATACCAACCATCTTCTTGAGTAAGGAATAAGCATACATGTTTTGCTATATCCCAACGAGCAAAACCACGGTCTCTATATGATACCTTAGATAGAATGCGTGTACGTGTGAGTGGCTTGATCTTTCTCATAGAGCCCCCACGGGGAATTGAACTATGTTAGAGCCCACAGTCGGTTTCGAACCGGCAGCCTCTGCTATACCAAAGCAGCGCTCTTCCTCTTGAGCTTTGCGGGCAGCATATCTATGTTTTTTAACTGTACTGTATGATACTTGAAATTCTTGAGCTATTTCTTTCATAGGCCTATCAGTTAATGCTTCTTGTGTCAATCTACACCTAGTTTCATCATCTAACATATGTACAAGTTTGAAGCAGGCTAAAGCATTAATAATTTGTTGTGTTCTTCTATAGCCCATGTAGGGTTGTACAACTTTCATTATTCTAACTGCTCTTCGTCCTCGTGCTCTAGTAACATAGGCTTGTTTCCATTTGTCTGGTTTTCTGTTTTTTACAGACCAATACGATGTACCAAACAACTTTGCTACTCTAGCGATAACATCTTTGTCAGTCATGCAGATATTAACTGTTGGAGCTGTTGGTCTTGATGGGCTTCCCTTCATGAAAGAACCTTCTCCTTCCAGTAGGCCTGCTAACCATGCTATTTCTTGGTTGGTCATACTTAGAGTATAGCACGTACCCTAAGTGATACCAATGGAGGACCATGTTGGAATCGAACCAACCTAATATTGCTTAACAGGCAATCGCAATACCCAGACATGCCAATGATCCGTTATGATTCTACCATGCCGCTTAGCACAGATTCTCTTAATCTATAGGCTTTGATTAGTTTCAGTATTTGATTTAATGATACTACATCTTCAGGAAGACCAAGACTAAGTTGATTGGATGTGTCTCGTCTTAGGTTACAAATATCATGTTCGAGTGCATCGAATTGAGACTTTCCTTTTTTCATTGTCTCTCCGTGTGGGCCATAGAGGAGTTGAACCTCTGATTCCTCTTGATTTATTTTAGCACATGTTCTATTCTATTTGTAGTCCCGACTGGATTTGAACCAGCGGCCTTTGCCACGTCACGGCACTGCTACTTCCACTGAGCTACGGGACTGGAGGTTGATATGATTACATTAATTTGTTGGTCTTGCAATAAAAAGTTTCAAAGGACAGATGCTGTACAACGAAAGAGTCTTAAGCGAGGTAATCGCCGCTTCTTCTGTTCTAGGAGTTGCTTTTTGTATGCTGTCACTGGTCCTAAAAGTCCTTCTGTTGAGTGTTTATGCTGTGGAGTAAAAACTGGTAACCCTAAGTTTTGTTCACGGAGTTGTTCTTCGTCTTACAACAACACAAAGAAGCCAAAAAGGAAAAGAACTAACCAGTGTACATTATGTCTGTCTCTAATAAAGTCAGGACATAAGTATTGTAAGTCTTGTAATCGATCTCGATATCCTGATCCGAAGGTTGCGGTTCTTGCTGACTATCTTCAGTCTGATTCAGGTCGTACATATTCTACAAGTATTCGTAAACAGGCGTATGATATAGCAAAAACTAATGAGCTGTTAGACGAGTGTACTGAGTGTGGATACTCTCGTCATGTTCAGTGTTGTCATATTAAGCCAATTGCTTCTTTTCCTTCTGACACACCTATCTCTGTTGTGAATGCATTATCTAACCTTATTGGTCTGTGTCCAACTCATCACTGGGAGCTGGACAATAGGTACCTTTCTTCTCTATCAAATCGGGATTCTCCATAAGCATAATGACTATCGCCATTAATTCTATGACCTCTTGATCATCTTGTTTTGCATATGGTTGCAGAAAGTTACGCAACTCTTCGCTTCGGGGACCGTGTTTTTGAGTGATATCTATCGCTTTTGCAAGTGCTTCACATTTCTCTTTGTCTGTCATGGTGTGTTTCCGTTATACTAATGGCCCTATTGATGATCCCATATTTTATGGTCATCTATCTTAGTCTCTACATCATCTAATCTTGACTCCAATTCATCTACTCTATCTTGTAGTTTGCGTCTGTCACAAAAAGGACAGGGTAGAGTCAATGATTCCACTTGTTTTTCTTCAAACCAGACTCGTTCACATTGGGAACAGATGACTTTAAACTTTTCTTTTGCAGTTCTCATTCGAAATCCACTAATTCATCTGAACGAGAACGATAGCGCAGCTTTCTCAACGCTTTCGCTTCGATTTGTCTGATTCTCTCTCGTGTAACGGAGAATACTTTACCCACTTGCTCTAGTGTATGGTCAGTTTTTTGTCCAATACCAAAGCGCATGCGCAATACTCTTTCCTCTCTGTCTGTTAGTGTAGCAAGAACCTTACTTGTTTGCTTAGCTAACTTACGTGTAGCTGTGATGTCGTAAGGACTAGCCGCCGTCGTGTCCTCTATGAAGTTACCGAGTTGGGCGTCCTCTTCTTCTCCCACTGGTGTTTCGAGAGAGATGGGCTCTTTAGCTATCTTCATCACCTTGTACACCTTGATCACTGGTACGTCCATAGCCTTAGCAATCTCTTCTGGCACTGGCTCACGACCTAGTTGTTGTACTAGTTCTCTTGTGCAACGTGTCATCTTATTGACAGTCTCGATCATATGTACAGGGATACGAATGGTACGTGCCTGGTCCGCGATGGCTCTTGTAATAGCCTGACGGATCCACCAGGTGGCATACGTGCTGAACTTGTAGCCTCTTTGATACTCAAACTTATCTACTGCTTTCATCAAACCGATGTTACCTTCCTGAATTAGATCCAGAAACTGAAGACCTCGGTTGGTGTACTTCTTAGCGATAGACACTACTAAACGCAGGTTAGCTTGGATCATCTGATCCTTAGCTGCCTGGCTGCCCTCTTCTATTTTCTTAGCCAGCTCTATCTCTCCCTCTCGGTTAAGTAGTTGGTGCTCACCCATTCTCTTCAGGTAAGTACGTACTGGGTCTGACATCTCATGTGTTGTGCTTTTAGTACGTGCCACAGTGTCTCCTGTTGAGCCAGCTAGGAGAATTGAACTCCTGTCGTCTGATTACGAAACAGACATCTTACCATTGGACTAAGCTGGCGTTGAGCCCTAGTAGAGAATCGAACTCTATTTTCCTCCTTACAAGGGAGGACATCATCCTGATAAATGTTTCAAGGGCGTTTGTTTCTTATCTAGTAGGATCTTTATCCCAAAATCCATCATGGTATTGACTAGTGTCACCCCAATAACTTAAAGGTAATTGTTCCATCTTTCTATAGATCAAAATCTTCATGTAACTTTTTTCATATTTGTAATAAGGACTCAGCAGTTTCTTAGTCTT